CGACCCAGTACTGCTGGACCGTCGCGGGGACGACAACGTACTGGTCGGCCGACAGCGTGCCGACGAACTTGTAGGCGATGCGGTTCAACTCGCTGCCCGTGAGCGTGTAGGTGCCGCCCGTGACGCTGATCGACGTGTAGTCGAAGGCGAAGACCGCCTCTTGGCCCAGCCCCAGCGTGTACCACGTCAGGCCGTCGGTCAGGAGGTTGGTGCTCTCGCCCGGTCGCAGCGCGAGGCTGGGCAGGTCGTCGATGGTCTCGCTGCCCGCCGCGTCGACAGTCAGGTCGCCGCCGCCGCTGTTGCGCACCGCGACGAAGAAGTTGTTGCCGACGGTCGCCGCGCTGAGGAGGTTCAGCGTGCCGGTGCCCGTGCCGGTCCAGACGAGGGCCGAGGCGCGGTCGGTGGCCAGCAGCGTGCGCGGGCTGCTGTTGAACGTCGTCACCGGCAGCGACTGCGAGAGCGTGTTCGACGTGACGGTCAGGCCGTAGCCCGCCAGCGCCGAGGCCTGCACAGTCGCGGTCGACGCGCCGTAGCGGAAGACGCGCCAAGTGCCAGCCGCCGTGCTGGTGTTGGACAGGTAGACCTGCCACTGCTCGCCGACGCCCACCGTGGCGATGGTGCTGCCGCCGTAGTCCTTGACGAGGAAGCTGTTCGTGCTGGCGGGCAGGTTGTTGAACAGGATCGTCTGCCCCGCGCCCGTCTGCGTGGCGTCGGGCAGCGTGACGCTGTAGGAGCCACTCGTCGTGACGTCGATGATGCGCGCCGCCGGGTTCGACGGGTCGTTGCTCTCAAGCGGCCACTCCAGCGCCTTGTCGGCGGAGAGGGCCAGCGCCAGATAGGACACGTCCGAGGGGTAGATCGTCGTGCCGCCGAAGACCTGCGTGTAACTCATGCTTCTTTCCTCACGGCAGAGCGGTCAAGTATCTTGGCGAGGTCTTCGCCGTTGAGCATGGCCGCCGAGCGGTCGTACATGGACTGCCAGACCGGGATGCGCTCGTCGTTCTTCAGGAACGGGGTGGCCTCCAGCAGCGCCCCGTAGAGCAGGAGCTGCGGCGCGTATTCGGTCAGCCAGTTGGTCTGCGTCGTGTCGTCGAGCAGCGGCGGCAGCTCGTAGTACAGGATTTCGATGGGGTAGGCCGCGTCGGGCGTCGGCGCGATAAGCCAGTGACTGTAGTCATAGTCGCTGTAGAATACCGGCTCCGCCGTCTCGCTCTCATCCGGCCAGTAGCTGCGCAGGTACTCGTAGTCGCGGGTGAAGAGCGTCTTGCGCTTGGTGTTGCCGACGCCCGTGCCGATGTTGAGCGAGACCGTGTCGCGCCAGCGGTCGGGCTTGTCGTAGACCGACTGGCCCTGATTGAGCGTCGTCGTGACGACGTTGATGAAGCCCTGCACCTTCAGTTCGCGGGCGATGCGCCGCTCTGCGAGGTTGATAAGGCGCGGGATTTGCTCGAAGACGACGGGGTCGGACGCAAGCGTCGCGCCGCGCTCGAGGTAGCGCTGCACGTCCTGCTTCAGCGTCGCGAAGGTCATCGTGGTTGCCATGGCCTTACCCCTATATCACTTTTCACCGGCTTTGACAGCCTCACGCCACGCGTCGACTGTCAAGCGGTGTTTAACGGCACAATCCTCGTAGGCGGCCAGCACGTCGACCTCCCACTGCAGGCGGTCAGGGTCGAGCAGCGGCTCCGGCACCGTCGGCAGCATCCGACACGGCGACGACAGGTTGGCCGGTGGCAGCGGCATTGACACTGGCGACACGGCCTTGGAGCACCCCGACGCCAGCAGGAGGCACGGCACAATCAGAAGGCACCTCAACATTGCGGTATATCTCCCTGATAGTGTTACGCGTCTCGATGTTCGTGGTCTCCGCGCCGCCGCGCCAGTCCTCGTAGCCAGTCGACGCGCCGTCGATCTTGGCCTGCATTTCCTTGCGAAGCTGGTCGGCACGCACGACCGCCGCCAAAGCGTCGGCGTCCGCCTTCCAATCACGTACCGACCAGCCAGCGAAAAGTCCTACCATAAGTGCGCCGCCCGCGCCCCACAAAAGTAGAGGGTTAATCATTGTTAGAGACCCCCTTGATCTTACCCCACTCGCGGACGGCGAACGCGCCAGCGGTCGCGGTGACGAGGAGCGACAGGCCGGTTAGGTCCGTCGGCATTTCGCCCTTGCGGAAGAACATGTAGAGCGGCAGAACCACGCCGTGGACGGCCATAGTCCCGGCGATCCAGATGCAGGTGACCGGACGCCACCACTTGCGGATGACGCAGAGCGCTACCTTTTCCGCAGCGAGGAGGCGGTCCTTGAGGCTCACGGGACGCGCTTCGCCAGCGCGACAGCGGCGCGCTCGACGTCGCGCACGCGGTTCAGCCAGCCCTTGCCGAAGATGGGGAAGGTCTTCAACAGCTTGTAGTAGTCGCGCCGCATGTCCTGATACTCCATGACCGCGTGCTCGCGGCCCTTGGAGCGGACATACTGGCCCATGAGCGACAGGGTCTTGGGGCCGATGACGCCGTCTTCCTTCGCGCCCACCATGCGCTGCAGGTAGCGCGCGGCCCGATTGGTGCCAGCGTTGACGCCGAAGTCGAAGACGCACAGGTCGAGGCCGCTGGGTATCTCATCGCCGCAGACGACGTCCCAAAACTTGACCTTGTAGAGCTTCGTGACGTGCTGCACGGTCAGGCCGCGCATGATCTTCTCGGTGACCGGGTGGCCGATCCACTCTTCGTAGACGCGCTGCGTGACGCCGAGATTGGTCCGCCCACCCGGATCGGACGGATGGTGACCGTAGCCGCCCTCGTGCTTCAGCACGATCTTGAGACAATCGTCGAAGTTGCCCTTCATACTGCCGCTCCCCTGAAATAAGCGACGTCGTCGATAACCTCGCACAACTCTGGGGGCAACAGCTTGCCATCCTTGAAAGTTAGGACCGCAAATCCGGATGTGTGAGGAAAAGGGTTGTTTTCGGCATAGTCGAATTGCGGCCCCAGCGGGTCGGATAGCGTGCCGGTGTCGACGCCCCAGCGCCTGCCGTTGTAGTCCGCCCACGGCGTGACGATCAGGCGGTGCAGGTGGCCGGTGATGATGGACCAGCCGGACTTCAGCGTGTTGTTGTAGGCGGCGTGTACGCCGTTGGCGTAGCGGTGCTTGACCATCACGTTGCCGTTGATCGCCAGCGACCACGCGAAGTCCCAGTTGTGGAACTTGTCCTCCAAGCGGTCGAGCACGCCCTCGTATTCGCTGGCGTTGCTCGCCAGCATGCGGTCGAAGCGCATGTCGTGGTTGCCGACGTTCCAGAAGAACGCGCACCGCTTGGGGTCTGCCGTGAGGTATATCTCGTGCAGATATCCATCACAAACTTCGAGTTCCTCCTTGACGCTGGGCAATTCCGACCAGCCCAGCTTGTCGTGCCGGGTGACCCGCGCCCCGTCGAAGATGTCGCCGTTGGCCACGACGACCCTCGGCTTCAGGTCGGCGATGATCTTGAGCAGCGCCTCGTGGGCCACGCTCTTGGGCTGGCCGGGCCAGAAGTGCGCGTCGCTGAAGACGATGACGTGGCCGTCGATGACCTCGAAGTCGTTCTGCCGCTTGTAGGCCCGACCCGTGTCGCGCCAGCCGTGCAGCTTGGATGTGCTGTCGCCCTGCTTGTTCTGCGCGATGGTGGGCAGCGCGGCCCCTGCGTCCGCGAGTTTCTTTCGGCGGCGGTAAATCTGGCGCTCGGACAGACCCGTTATGTACTGCATCATGGTAGGGCTGTGCCCTGCCCTGCTCCACGCGAGGACGAACTCCTCGTCACTGATCTTGGTAGCCACGGTCTGTCTCCCTAAAGCCGGGTCAGGCCTTGTCTTCCTTGCGGTCCAACTTCTTGAAGATGGTGCCGAGGTTGTTGTCGATCTTGTCGAAACCGGAGCGCATCTCCTCCTTCATCTCCTTCATCGCGTCCTTCCAGTCGTCCCGCGAGACGTAGGTGTGCGGCATGGCGCGGACGTCGGCGTCAAGGCGCTCGATGGATTTGCTGAGGTTGTTCAAGACCCATCCTCCGAAGAAGCCAGCCGCGCCGAAGGCAATGTTAAACAGTATCTGGTAGTCCACCGACGGCTCTCACTTCAGGTTGCGCAGCTTGTAGATCGCCGACAGGTAGACGGCCGTGAGGGTGTCGATCAGGTTCGCAACGGCGCGGTTGCCCTTGCACACCTTCTCGTGGTTCTCCTCGATCCACGCCGCGTCAGCCTCCAGCAGCGGCAGGATGGCGCTCTTGGACGTGTCCGGCACGGGGATGGTGCCGATGAGGTCGAAGGCCCCCTGATAGGCCTCCACCAGCGCGTCCAGCGCCTCGATTATGTCGTCGTAGAAGGTGCCCAGCGCCATGTGCTTGGCGAAGCTGCCGTCGCCCTTGGCGCGCCAGTGCTCGAAGTGGGCGACGTTGCGGGCGTAGAAGGCCCGCGCGATGAGCTGTTCGATCACAGGTCGATCCTCTCGGTGACGACGATGGCGGAGGGTGCGGCAGGGGCGATGGCACCCGCCGCGATGGCGTCAAGCGTTACCGCCACGTTGGAAGGGAGCCACTTGATCTGGATGTACTGGCCCGCCGTCACCGTGACGTAGTAGACGATCTGGAAGAAGTTGTTGCCACCGTCGGCGGCCTTCGGGACGTTGATGACGGTGGCGCTGTTTGCGATGTTGGAGCCGTCTTTGGCGAACCAGATGGTGACCTCGTGGTCGTTGGTGTCGCTGTTGGCGAACTGGAGGCTGGTCGCAATCGAGTACGTGCCCGCCGTGGCGTAGGTGATGCGTGTCAGCGCGCTGCCGTCCGTGACAACTGTGACGCCCTTGGTGTTGATGTCGTTGCTGCCGAACTTGATGGAAGTCGCCGCGCTAACGCTGCCGGTCTGGTCAGTCGTGTCGTAGAAGGAGCCGATCTTGATGCCCGCGTAGGCCACATCCTCAGCGGCGGCCTGCGCGCTGCCGTAGCTGCCGCCGGAGAGCTGCGACAGTTCCATGAGTTCCGCGCCGGTCAGCGGTGTGCTGGCTGCGGGCAGTTCGCTGATCTTGATAGTCGCCATGTTCGTCAGTTCCTATGTGTAACGGCGTCGGCAGCCGGGAGGGAGGAGATGCCGCCGACGCCGCCACACGGCAAGGGGAGCGATCCTTGGTCCGCAGTGGTCTGTGGGTTGCTCCGTTGCACGTTAAGGCTCCAGCGGGGTGTCAGGTCGCGGGAAGCGGAGGGTGATGTCCTCCGTCTGCCGGGCGGGCAGGCGGTAGGGGTCGTATTCGTCGAGGTCGTCCTTGCAGACGCGCAGGCCCGGATAGTTCGGGTCGGGCATCAGCTCGTCGTAGGGAAACTTGCGGCTGCAGCGGCCGCAGATGGCGATGGCCAGTGTGCCGCGTCCAGTCGTGTCGAGGAAGACGGGCATGTCAGCGTTTCCCCTTCTTGCGCTTCACGGCGAGGCCGCCGCGAGCCTTGCGGATGTCGGGATCGTTCGGGTCGTAGGTGCCACGGTTGCCGGTGGCGGACTTGATCTGGGTCGGTTCAAGAACTACCGTTGCGACCTGATCACCCCCGTCGAGGCCGCGCGGGAACTGGATCGCGTCGTAGCCGCTCTCTTTGAGCCACTCACGCAACGGCTCTGTGTCAAAACTGCCCCGAGGTCGCGCCGGGTCATATTCCCAATCCAACTCATTGCCACGCTGAAGGAACTCGTCGAAGGACGATGGCCGCCATGGGTTCTCGTATTTCAAGTACACCGGCATCATGTATGGGCTAACATCTGCCGTGGGTCGGCTGACTGTGTACAGCCCCGCGCCTTGCTCGTCGGCGCGGTCGCTAAACCATGAGCCTACAGTATCCATGCCCGGCTTACGCCTTGGTACGAGGTTGGGAACGGCCATACGGTCGAACACGCTGAAGTGCTGCCCGAGGCGGCTGCCCTCCCACGCATTAGTGCCATGGTAGAACATCTTCGGTTCACCGTATTCGTCGATGCCCTTGCTGCCTTCGAACCAACGGCTGAAGCGCGGATCAAGCATCAGTTCTGACGGCGGCATGTAATGCTCAAGGAGACTGGGCTCCATACGGCCACCAACCTGCTCACCACCGGCAAACCAGCGCACCTCAGCAGGAACCGAGCGCAGTCCAAGGTCTCGTGCCACCGCCGCACGCGTATTGCCCTCAATTATGTAAGGGTCGCCAAGATGGTTGATGCCCACGAGGATTGGGCTGTCAGGGTAGAGGCCGTGCTCTTCGACGGAAGGACGCAAGCGGTCGTACTGCGCCTCGCCGGGCACACGACGCTCGCCGCGCGCTCCGGGGACGACAGCCAGTTTCTGCGGGTCTAGTTCAATCGGTTTCTTAAGGTAGCCAGTAACAGGGCCGGTGACCCTGTTATCCACGCTGTAGTTTTCCTCAGCACGGCGGCGGGTGTGCTTCAGCCAATCGCCGCCGGGATTATCGGTGCGCACTTTCGGCTTCACGCGGCGACGCGGCACCGCGAAGTCAACACCCTCGGGCTTCTGCCGCATGATGCGCTCGAGCGTCTTGCGCGCCTGCGCCTCGCTGGCGTCACGCGCGAGCAGACGGCTGCCAGCCCGCACGACGTCGTCGCCGAACTCGGCGGCGAGCTTCGCAAGGCTGGTGCGCCAGCTCATCGCGTGTAGGCCCCGATAGCCGGAGCGATGTTCAGCGGCGAGTTGTCGCGCTCCTCCTGCTGGGCGATGTAGAGGGCCTGCTGCGCCTTGGCATCGAGCATGGGGATCATCCCCGCGTCGACCTCGACGTACTCCATGGCCAGCTTGGCGGCCAGCATGGAGACGATGGCCTCATACCAGCGCTGGGGGACTTCGATCTCCTGCGTCATGGTCCCGACGTCCATGATGTGCCGGTGCGCCCATACGACGATCTGCATCACCGTGGCGGCGCTGTTAGGCACAGGCCACAGGTTCATGACCGGGGAGAGCGACTGGCGGTCGAGCCAGTACTGGAGCGGCCTGTTGCTCTGGAACGACTTGTTCGGCAGGTTCGTGAAGTCGTCGCGGTTGAGCCTCGCCAGCGGTATCTCCGTCGGCGTGTTGCCGAGGTATATCTGGCTGAAGCCGAGGGTGCCGCTGGTTGCCCGCACGCGGAAATACTCTGAGGGCACCACGCTGCCGAGATCGTACCAAGTCCACTCCCCACTGCTGGCTACGGGAACTTCCGACTGGATGATGGTCCAAGTGACGCCGTCGTCGGAGCGCGAGAACTCAACGGGGACGGCGGTGGCGGACCAGAGGATGCCGACGGTGGTGACGGGCGTCTCGCCGCTGAACTGGACGATGCGCGACGTCGAGGTGTCGGTGTTGGTGCCGCTCACCTCCTGCAGCCAGCGCAGGTTGCTGTTCAGGATGTCGACGGTGCCCTTGTCGGTCACGACCGTGGGGACGCCCTCGTAGAGCGGGTAGATCGTCTTCTGGATGCACCAGAGCGGCGCGCCCTCGTTTGCCAGAGCCGACAGGAGCAGCCACAGGTTGTCGTTCGCGATGTCGACGTGCTCGGCGCTCAGAGACTGCGCGGGCATCTTGCAGCGACGCGCAGCGTGCTCGATCACGCGGCGCGTGTTGAACGTCGTCTGCGATACCGTGCCGGAATAGGCCATAAGAAGTTGCTCGCTGGTTCAGGGCAGCAGCTCGCCACGTTCGGAGCAAGCATCTCTGGCCGCTCCTATGTAGCAGAGGCCTCCGCCCCTGTAAACTAACAGCCGGGGTAGAGCGGCTTGCGGGGCGCGGTCGTGACGACCATCGACTGCCGCGCGGCCTCCGGCACGACCATGTTCGCGCGGGCGAGTTCCTCAACCTGCAGGCTGCCACGCGCCGCCTCGGCCACGACAAGGTCGCCGCGCGGCAGTTCCTCGACCTGCAGGCTGCCACGGTCGCAGAACGGGTGGTAGGGTATCGGCACCGGGCTGCCGCCACGGACAAGCGCCGCGTAGAACGTGTTCGCGTTGTCGAAGCGTGCCGGGCGCAGCGTGATGGTCGCGCTGATCGACGCCGCGTAGAAGGTGTTGCTGTTGGCGAACAGGCTCGGCGACAGCGTGATGCTGGCCTGCAGCGACGCCGGGTAGAAGGTGTTCGTGTTGACGACCAGCGGCGGGTAGAGGTCGTTCCTCGGCGTGACCGTCGCCGCGTAGAACGTGTTCGCATTGTCGAAGCGCGTGTTCTGCGTGAGGGTCGTGACGTTGGCGATGTAGGCCGAGTAGAAGGTGTTCGTGTTGTCGAAGCGCGCGGCCGACAGCGTGATGCTGGCCGACAGCGTGGCCGCGTAGAAGGTGTTAGTGTTGGTGAACAGGCCCGGCGACAGGGTCACTGCGCCCGGCGTCAGCGTCGCGGCGTAGAAGGTGTTGCTGTTGTCGAAGCGCGCAGGCAGCAGGGTCACTGCGCCGGGCGTAAGCGTCGCGGCGTAGAAGGTGTTCGTGTTGACGACCAGCGGCGGCGACAGCGTGATGCTGGCCGTGATGCTGGCAGCGTAGAAGGTGTTGCTGTTGTCGAAGCGCGCGGGCGACAGGGTCACCGCGCCGGGTGTCAGCGTCGCAGCGTAGAAGGTATTCGTGTTGTCGAAGCGCGCCGTCTGGACAAGGGTCTGCTGCACCGCAACAGGAAGTGCCGCGAATGACGTCTCCGAAAGAGAGGAGAAGCCGAACATCTGCGCTTACCCCGGCGCCGCCTGCGGCTCTGCAGGCCAGACGATGTTGAACGGGTCGGGCTGCTGCGTAACATCGCGCAGGGCCTGACGATATGTGGCCCAAGCAGCGGCGTCAACCGGCGCGTCAGGGAGTTGCGTCCAATCGCTTGCCGCGAGGCGGGCGTTGCGTTCTGCGCGTACCGTAGCCCACTGCGCGTCATAGTCAGGCGCAGGGGTTTCGGCGTATTCCACTGCACCATCCGCACAATCAAAAATAGCTTCTTTGCTCATGCGCAATTCCACCCAAAAATCTTTACGGTCCCAGCCGTGAAGTTGTTGAGGTCGTTCCCCCTAATGCGAATTGCGTTAATCCCCCCAACATTGCGAAGGCCGTTTATCGAACCCGCTACGTTCTGTAAGTCGCCATTATCAGTTCTACCACCGGGGCCGCTAAGCCCTATAGAATTGTCGCGCGTGTAGTTCATGATGGTTCCGCAGCCCGTCCAAGTGGGACCGGCAGTGGCGCTAGTCGCAAACAACAGAGCATCAGCAGTACTGTAAGAGCTACCATTATTGTTAGAGGTTCTCGCGCTAATCGGCATCCCCCCGTTTGTAATAAATCCGGTTAACTGAATATAAATATTATCATAAGTTTGAGGTATATTTGTGATGTTGATGGCCGTTACGCCAGTCGTAACTGTATACGTAGCAACCTCAACTAGCCCGATAGGATCGTAGCCCAGCGTAATTGACCCCGCGCCGTTCGTAACCGTGATGCCCGCACCAGCAGTCAGCGTAGCCTTGGTGAGCGCGCTGTTAGTGCTGTTGCCGATCAGCAGTTGGCCGTTGGTGTAGCCGGTCTGGCCGGTGCCCCCGTTGCCGACAGGCAACGTGCCGTTAGCCGCCGCAAGGTTTACCGGGGGGATGAGACTAGACAAGGCGACCATGGATTACGCTCCCGGCTCCGCAGGCCATGTAATGTTGAACGGGTCAGGCTGCGCGGTGATGTCGCGCAGGGCTTGGCGGTAGGCGCGCTGCGCGTCGCGGATGATACCGCCCGTCTCAGCGGCCTTCATGACCCACCAGTCCGTTGCCGCGAGGCGGGCGTTGCGCTCTGCGCGGACTGCAGCCCACTGCGCGTCATAGTCAGGCGCGGGAGGCGTGAACTCGCCATCAACGTAATCGTCGCCAATTCGCGCGGTGTCGCTGGCGATCCATGCCGGGGTTAGCGGCTCATCCGCCAGTGCCACGTTAACGACCTTGCCGTTCTCAATGATTGCGTATCGCATGGCCTATCCTTTACCAGCTATAGACGCGGCAGAAGCCCGCGCCGCCAGCACCGCCATCGCCTGAAAGAAAGCCCGTTACCGATGCGCCGCCGCCACCGCCACCGCCAGCAATTCCGCCGGAGCCTCCCGCCCGGGCGGGCGAAGACCCAATGTTGTTGCCACTTCCCCCTCCGCCGCCGCCCATGCCGATGGCGGTCCCATTTCCGCCTGCGATGCCCTGAGTACCCCCTGCGCCACCACCGCCAGTTTTCCCGACATTGTAGCCGCCTGCAAAAGCCGCCTGCGAAGCGTTAGCGCTCGTCAGCGCGCCACCGCCACCGCCACCGCCACCGCCTTGGTAGGAGCAGCCCGCCGCCGAGGTGCCAGCGACTACGCCACTGCTGCCGGAGCCGCCACCAAAGCCTGAGGCTTGAGCAGTGAAAGACGTGCTATCAAAGTAGGCACCGCCGAACTGCTGGCTGGAGGAGGAGGTGGTCCCAACAAGTGCAGGTTCGCCTGTCGCGTTCCCTGCGGAGAGAACACCCCCGCCGCGACCGGGGGTCTGCGCCGTGGTCCCCCCAGCCGCGCCGCCGTAAGCGACTAGTTTGCTGCCGAAAGATGAGTTCCCGCCATCTACGCCAAGGGTGCCCGCCCCCGCCGTGCTTCGCCCCGCGCCCCCGGTTCCGCCCGCGCCAATCGTAACGGTTTCCGTAGCGCTTAAGTCAGAGGCCTTGAACAGCCGATACGCATACGCGCCGCCGCCACCGCCCATACCCCCAGAGCGATTGGTCGCGGAAGCGCCACAAGCGCCCGCACCGCCGCCGCCACCAGCGCCCCAGCATTCAACCATGACGAAGGTCGCGCCGGAAGGCTTCGTCCAAGTGCCGGATGAGGTGAACTCTTGCAGGTTGGCAGTCGCGGGAAGCGCCGACGAGGTCCACGCCGTGCCGTTGCTGGTCAGCACATTGCCAGAAGTGCTGGGAGACACCCCTGTGACAGGCGAGGTGCCATTGCCCACCAGCACCGCGTTCGCGGTAAGGGTAGACGCGCCCGTGCCCCCGTTGGGCACGGACAGGAGGCCGCCGCCAGCCCCGCCAGCTTGCGCAAATACGTCCCACGTCGTGCCGCTGTAGACGAGCTGCACGCTGACGCCAGAGATGTCGCACACGAGGTCAGATGCGCTGCCCTCAATCGTGGAGCCGTTCCGCGCGATAGTCAGGTTGTTCGTGGCCCAAGAGTTGGCGCTGTCCACGACAACGACCTGATCGCCAACTGCCGGGGACGCCGGGAGGGTGACCGTAAATGCGCCCCCACTCGTGTTTGTCTGGACACCGTCGAAGACCGCAGCCGCGTAGTTCGAGGTCTTGACCGGGGTGTACAGCACGCCCACGCGTTCTGCGGGCAGCGTGACGAAGACGTCCTTGGTGCCAGCGGAGAACGGGACCAGCGCACCCGCGTTGCTGCTCTCAAGCACCGTGTCGCGCGACAGCGTCGGCCCGGTCGAGGAGTAGGTGCCGATGCCGACTTCCCACTCGTTGCTGCCGGAGATCGTGTAGTAGGTCGTGTTCCCGTTGCCGATGGCCGAGAAGTTCTGGAACCCAGTCGGCGCGGTGCCGCTGAGTGTGACCGTTCCGGTGCCCGCCGTCGTAGTCGTGTCGCGGACGCGGTCTTTTAGAACAAGCGCCATGCTTCGCTCCTACGTAGTATTACTTACAGCGCAAAGATGCCCGATGCGTTCCAAGCAATCGCGATGTCGCCGCCGTTCGGCGTCACCGGCAGGTTGGTCACGCCCGTGTCGATGAAGGCCACCAGCGGCGACGTCGCGGCGTTGCCCGTGTCGATGTAGATCACGAGCGACACGACCTGCGAGCCGGAGACCGAGGTGTAGAGCACGTCTGCCGCGTCGAACACGCCGTTGGTGAAGGTCTTCGACCCCAGCGTCTGCGGGGTGCCGACGACAGACGCGGTGACGCTGCTGTAGTACTGGTCCGAGGACGAGTACGTGTAGCCCGCAGTCACCAGCGCCACCTTGACGGTCTGCCCGTCGAGGTCGTTGTTCGCGGTGAACTCTAGGAGAGCCTGCTTCCACTTGGGGTAGAGGGCATTTGCCACGGTCTAGTCTCCTGTCAGCACTTCTTGCCGGGCATGACGGCGAGGCCGCCGCCCTTGCGGCGCATGGGCATCTCACCGCGCTGCGAGGGCAGCGTGGTCAGCTTCTCCATAAGCGGGTTGCGGATCATCGGCTCGCGCACGTCGCGCTGCTGCACCATGCGGCGCTCGCTGACGGCCTCACGCGTGCGCGGCGTCACCTTGCGGCTCTCGCGGGCCTCACGCATGAGCTTGGCCTCCTCACGAGCCTCGAGGCCCTGCATGCGGTTGCCACGCGCCACGGCGGCCTGCTCGCGGCGCTCCTCGTCCGTCATGCCGACCTTGACCGGACGCGCCGAGATGCCCTCGCGCATCATGCGGCCGCCCTCGTTCTTCTTGACCGGAACCTTGGCACCAGCGCCGCGCGCCTCGCTGAGAGCGATGGCGATGGCCTGCTTGGGGTTCTTGACCTCGGGGCCTTTCTTCGAGCCGCTGTGCAGCTCGCCGCGCTTGAACTCGCCCATGACCTTGGCGATCTTCGCCGCGCCCTTGGCCTGCCCGCCCTTGGCGTAACCCTCGCACGCGCCGCCCTTCATGTACTGGACGCGGGTGCTGTTCTTGAAACCGTCCATGCTCACTTGCCTTTCTTGCGCGCCGCGAAGGCGTTATCTACCAGATTTGGATAGGGTCGGCCAGCGGCCTTCGCGCGGCGCTTTGCCGCAGCCTTGCGCTTTACCGAGAGGCTCTTGGGCTTCTGCCCCTCGGGCCTCGGCTTGTCCCAGAACGGCTTGTCGGCCATGTTCAGCAATCCCACTTGCGCAGAGACAGGGCCTTGCGCGTCGGGCGGCCCTTCTCGTCCTTCATCGGCCCCGGCATCCCAGACATCCGGGCGCAAAATGACTTGCGTCGGGCGGCGGCCTTGGGCGACTTCTTCGCCTGCTTGGCGCTGACGGGCGGCTTGATGTCGTGGCCCTGCGCGCGCAGCGACGCCCTGCCCTTGGCGTTCAGGCCGCCCTCTGGGTTCTGGCCCTCCTTGCGCGTCCAAGCGCCGCCGCCCTTGGCGTAGCGCTTGACGCTGAAGTCGGAGCAGCCAGCCATATCAGTCGGCGTAGGACTTCACCATCTCGAGCACGATGCTGTAGGTGTCCCCAGCCGATGCCCCGATGGTGGTGAAGAGGATGTCGCCGGTCTTGCCCGTGCTCGCGTTGTTCGGGAGCTGGATGCGCTTGCCGTGGTCGAAGGTGTACATCCCCGGCGCGAGAATGACCGCAGGGACGTCCGTATTCGCGTCCCACAGGAGCGAGACCGACATGCCGTTGATGGAGGCGTGGATGCGGTCGAGGGAGACCCCGTCGCAAGCCTTGCCGAAGGCGCTCGGGTTGAGCGCGGAGACGTCGACCTTCAGCACTGCGGTTTCGCCGGTGCCGTCGGAGACGTTCGTGAACTTCATGACGACTTCACGTTCGCCGTCGAAGATGGTCTGCGAGGTGACTACGTCAGCCATGCGAAACTCCTATAAGGTGGGAGGCGGATCGGACAAGGCCCCCGGCCCGATCCGCCTCACCGGACTGCATCAACGTTCCTTGGCGACGTAGATGTAGTCGAGGGTCATGGTCTTGGCCACCGCTTCGCCGTTCTGGATGGCGAAGCTGACGGTGCAGGTGGTGTCGGGCAGGTAGGACGAGGAGGCGTCCAGCGAGCCGACCACGTTGCCGTTGACCTCGTAGTAGACCTTGCCTTCGCCGTCGTAGGCGAAGCCCAGTTCGATGAAGGTGTCGTTGGCCAGCGTCGCAATCGACGAGGCCGACGTCGAGCCGGTGGAGGCGTTCTTGCGGCAGACCACGCTGATGGCGGTCGAGCCGTCGGCTTTCAGGAAGTAGACGCCGTCGGTGACGTCCAGCGGCGTGGTGTCGACGACCTGCAGGCCGATGACGACGTCCGACTGTGTGGCATCCGACACCTTGAAGCGGCAGCGGAAGAAGGTCTTCTTGCCAGCGGTGAAGGTGAAGGCCGCCGGGTTCTTCTGCAGCGCGACGAGGTCGTCGTCGGCGGCGGTGTTGGTCACCAGCAGCAGACCACCGTCACCGGCAGTCAGAGCCTGCGTGGCACCCGCGTCGGTCTCCGTGACAGTCCAGTCACCGGCGGTGTAGGTGTCAAAGTCGTCGAAGAAGGTGTGGAACTTGGTCGGGTCCGGCTGGACCATATCGGCGAAGAGCGCATTGTCCGCGACGTTCGTGACGCCGTTCGGGAAGCGAGTGACAAGATTGCCCATGGGGTTAAATCCTCTGAGGTGGTGCTATAGCGCGTGCGACCATACCACAGCGCCCGCGCTCTTGCTAGAGGCTCATGCCTTGTGGCGTTTGAGGTAGCGGACGGCATTGTCCAACAGCTCGGGGCTGTCGTTGAAGAGGCCGAGGCCACGATTGCAGTTGCTGCACAGAAGCGCGCGAACAGCCCCCGTGGTGTGATCGTGGTCTATGGCAAGGTCTCTGATCTTACCCGAAGCCTTGTCCGGCGCGCGTTCCGGGCAGCCGCAGATGGCGCACACGCCGCCCTGCGCCTTCAGCATCTCTTGGTAGCGGTCGGCGTTGATGCCAGCGGACTTCCATTTGCGCTGTTTCGCGTAATGAGCGTGACACAGACCCTTGGCATAGACATGGCTGTCGCATGTTCCGATCAAGCACGGCTTAGGGGGCGTTTTGCGGTCGCGGTATTTGGTGTGGCCGTGCCGCAGCAGCCGCTGGTAGTGCATCTTGCACAGGTTTTTGGCCTTGACCGGCTCGTGGCAACCATCTTCGGCGCACTCTTCCGGCTTGACGCTGACCCGGCTCTTGATCGGGCCGACCGGCGTCGCGCCCCGTTTGAACTGCATGTAGTGCGTCTGGCAGTAGCCGCGAGCTTTGTGGGGCCTATCGCAACCCGCCATCGTGCAGGTGCTGTGTTGCTTACGCATAAAAAGAACCTCCTCCGGTAGCTAGGCTTGTATCCTAGTGCCGGAGGAGGTCTCTTGCAAGTCAGATAAAATCGTTAGATTTTAGCGACTTATCACAGGCCGGGTGTACCGTATACGCCACGGGGGTCAGTCCATCCGAACGCATAGCGTTCCGTCGCCTTGTAGCGCATGGAGTCGGTTTCGAAATCGCCTTCCATGCTCTTTTCCAGACCGCGACGCATGGCCAGCTTCAGACCTTCCGGCGCGTCGGTCTCAATCCACCACGCGGTGGTCGAGGTGATACGCGACAGGTTGGCCTGACCGCCGTCCAGCAGCCCCATCGACTTGACGGGGTTGATGTCGTTGTTGGCGGTGCCAGCACGCAGGGCCGACTTGAGCAGCACTTCGGCCTGAAACACGTTCGAAGGACCGGAAACGATCTTCTTCGGCGTCAGGCGGATGCGCTTGCCGTTGTTGTCCACGGCGTTCCTGATCTGGATCAGGAGCTGTTCCAGCGAGGTCTGCGACAGGTTGGCTGCCGTGGTCAGTTCGTTGGAGAAGGTGCCGTTGGCAATCGGGTGGTCGGTCGCAACCAGTTCCTTGCCGTCGCCGCCAACATAGCTGGCGTTGAAGGCGCGGTTCAGGATGTTCGCACCAAGGGTTTCCTTGGTTTCGATCAGCGACTGGGCGAGGTGACGCGCATAGGTCTGGCCGATGCGGATGTGGTCACCGTCTTCGACGAGCACCTTCGTCAGCGCGAACGCGAGACCGTAGACACGGTACACGTAGCGCTGGATGAAGAGCACGCCACCCGACTGGTAGGTGACCGGCATGCCGTCCGGCAGTTCGGGCGCGGCACCGAAGCCATAGAGCACAGGCTCTTCGTGGTAGTTCCGGGGGATGCCCTTGAACTCCTTGAAGACCTGCGACCACTCGTCGGCGCGCTGGTCGTAGATGCCGTTGAACTCTTCGTTCAGGATCGGCTCAACGATGGAGCGGAAGTCAGTACTCCGCATGGGGGTAGCCATTGCTCAAGCCCTCCTTAATAGTCGGCGATGTCAGCAACGTTCTGGTGTTCAGAAATCTGAACCTGAACGATGACGTAGGTGTCGCCCCAAGCGTTGTTCGGACCCGGCGTGATGCCGATGACACGGAACGAAGCGTTGTTGGCGAGCGAGGCGACGTCGAGCATCTGCGAAGAGCGGCCGGTCGTGGTGTTGCCCGAGGCAGCGGTGAAGTCATACTGACCACCGATGGTCGTGGCGTCCATGGCCGCGTTGCTCTGGATTTCGTAGACGATGCTCGGGTCCAGCGTGGCGTAGGCAACAATGTTGGTGGCACCCGACTGGGCGGTCCACTTGTTGCTGACGCGGTGACGGCCATCGCTGTCGTCCCACTCAACACCTTGGAAGGTGCCAATGAAGCGATCACCGACGCCTGCAGCTTCAAGATTGCCGTCGTTCAGCTTGACGGGCTGGTTCTGGTAGATGGTCGTCGCGTAGGCCGCCCCAATCGAGTAGGCAGTGGGACGAACCACGCCACTCGGAGAGTAGACCGGACGGAGACCGAAAGGAGCCGAAGTCGAAGACATGGCTGGTACTCCTAAGAGGGTTGCGGGTCACCCCGTCAGTTGAAAATCCCCCGACGAGGCGTGTACTCACGCATCTCCGACATGCCATCGCCTTCGTAGACCACGCTGCCAGCCCGCTCCGCCTGTTCGCGCATCATCTCCGCGACTTCGGCGAGCTTGTCCTCTTCACGCAGAGGTGCGTCGTGGTGAGCTTCCTGCATGAACTTCTCGTAGAGGCTCAAGGGCAGCTTAAACGCGAGCATCTCGTTCACCCCGATGAAGCCGGTCCATTCGCCCGTCTTCTGGGTGGCGTGGGCCATTCCGGGGACTTCCTCCGGCTTCACAGGCTCATAGCCGAGCTGCATGCGCCGGTGGATGGGGTCACGCGGATTGGTAGTGGTGAGCCAGCACATGTGATAGCCCGGAAGGTCCGGCAAATCAGGCAGTGCGTCATTGAACAACTGATTTCGGAACATCTCCAGTCGGTCGTCTTCGCTCATTTCCCGCGCCTCAGTGACCTGACGGTCCTGTCCGTGACGGGTAGCCTCGCGGCGACCAACAACGTCAAATTCCTGCTTCAGTCGGGCGTCTTCAGTAGCCTTAGTCATGTTGTCTCACTCCTTAATCAGCGAGCCGAACCAGTGTCGTAGGCCTGATACGCCTTCAAATAGCGTTGACGCTGGACGGGGTCGTCCCACACGCCAGCCTCGATCATAGCCTGCTTTCGCTCGGGTGTCACGTAGATTTCTTTACGGGTATTGACGGGTGCGTGCTCACGCGTATTGCCCGTCGGCGGTGCCTTGCGGCGGGGTGTCTGGGACTTGGGCTGCGGGGCCTCGTCGGCGTCCTCGCCCAGAGCGTCGGCGACGCGCGCGGTCAGCTCCTCCCAGTACTCGCGCGACGCGGGATTGTAGCCCTCGCGCGCCAGTTCGTTGTCGATGGCCTTGGTCAGGGCGCTGTCGCGATCACGAGCCTGCGGGTCGTACCACGGGTTCGCCTCCATCCACTGCTTGGCGTAGTTGACCACGTTCGGGTCGACGGGCGGCGGGGCGTTGCGCGCGGCCTCGAACTGCTGCTTGGCGGCAGCGAGCTGGTTGGCCTGCGAGATGGCCTCGTCGCGGATGCGCATGGCGGCGACCACGTCGTTGCCGTTGCCCGCCTCCGTGGCGGCCGCGATGATGCGCTCCGCCTGCTGCACCTCGGCCTGCGCCTGTGCCAGCCGCTGCTCGAGCGTCTGTGCGTTGGCAGACGCGGCGTGGTTCTCCGTCGCAGCAACGCGGCTGGACAGCATGGCCACGGTGCGGCGCAGCTCCTCGATCTCCCGCTGCGCGGCCTCCTTGGCGCGCTTCTGGATTTCGCGGCGCTTGCGGCGGCGTTCACGGTTGCCAGAGGACGTGACGTCCTCCTCGTGGTCGTCGTCGCTGGTGGAGAGGCGCTCGTCCTCCTCGTCGCCGTCGTCCTCGGCCTCGCCGGTCCTGCCGTCTTCGGGCGGCGTCTCGACGGGGATCAGTTCGTCGTCGGTGTTCTGGTCGTCGTTCTCAGTCAGGGTACTCATGTGACCGGCTCCTTTCAGCCTTATCGAACTACAGGAAGGCCTTCATCGCGAGCGGGTCGCCCGTGATCTTGCCCAGCAGGTCGAGGTCGTTGAAAATGACGAAGAGGATTTCCTCACCGTCGGCGATATGGACGGACCAGCGGTCGCCCCCATACTTCGGTGCGCGCACGTAGTCGCCGATGCTGACCCAAGCGCCCTCGGGCCACGGCTCCATCGTGTTGCGGTTGTGGAAGGCCAGCGGCCCCATGGCGATGACCTTGGCGACCTGCGTGTTCCACATCTCCGTGTCGCGGGTCTCGCCCGCGAGGATGATGCCGCCCTTGGTCTTGGTCTTCGCGCGCCTGATCTGCAGCAGCACGCGGCTGCCGAAGGGTTTCACGCCGGGGTCGACCTTGGGGAAGGCATCCTCCTCGCCTTCGTACTCAAACTCGACCTTGTTCATGTCGTAAGCCTGCATAGTTCGCTCCTTTCTGCGGGCTAGAGGTTAAAGTCTCTCCTATCCTTCTCGGCCACGAGGTCGATCAGGACGCGCTTGGCCATCTCAAGGCCAGCGTACATTCCTACAGCCTTGCCGTAGTGGAAGTCGCCCGGAATGGGCTGCTGCAACGACTGGTGGGCAAGCGTCGCCTGCTCCTGTTCCAGCCGCTGCAGCAGGTTCTCCAGTCTCACGCGGGCGTCTTCTTTCCACCGCTGACTTCAAACTTGGGCGACTGGCCCATCTTGAGCAGCTTGTGCAGGTTGGTGTTCTCGGCGGTCATGCCACCGGCAGGCTTGCCCTTGCTGAGGGCGGCGTCGTTCTTGGCCATAGTCGTCAGTCCTTCTTCTGGCCCATGGCCAGCAGGCGCGCACGCTCACTGGTGTCGGGCTTGCTCGGGGTTTCTTCAGCCTCGACGGGCGGAAGCGGTGCGGTCTTCTTGGGCGTGCGTGCCATTGCTTGCTCCTTACGGGTTCGGGTTGATGCCAGTGCCGGTGGACACCGCGACGCGCTCGCCGCTGGCGATCTCGGCAGCCGCCAGTTGCATGGCGGTGCTGTTGTCCTCGGTGTTCATCGCGATGCGGGCCTGCAGCTCGGCGGCCTTGCGCGCGTCCTCGGCCTGCTGCTGCTGCTGGGCCATGGCGATGCGCGCCTGCAGCTCGGCGATGTCGACCTGCGCGTCCTGCTGCTGGTCGGCCTGCTGGGCCTGCAGACGCTGCGCCTCCAGCGCCATGCGCTGCTGCTCGGTCTGCTGGTCGGCCTGCATCTTGGCCTGCTCGATCTGCAGCTTCTGGCCCTCGATGGCCAGACGCGGGTCTTGCATGGGCTGCGGGGCGAACTGCTGCATGACCTGCTGCGCCATCTGCACGATCTGCGGCAGGTTGCCGAAGAGCTGCGTGCTGGCGCCCACGGCCTTCGCGCTGGCCTCGGCCAGCATGCGGTCCAGCGCCCGGCGGTCTTCGGTGTCCGGCCCCAGCTCCTTGAGCACCTCGCCGAGGTCTTCGCCCAGCGCCTGATTGCTGATCTCCACCACCGCGCTGGCGTACCACAGCACGACGTGCTCGCGGATGTGGCCAAGGATCGCCGGGATGAACTGCGGCGCGATCAGGGCGTTCATGCCCAGCGACGGGTTCATCAGGAAGTCGAGGTGCGTCGCGAGGTGGGCGAGGTGGTCCTGCTCGGGGAAGGCCATGACCGGGCGGCCCAGCGACGCGGCGACGTTCTCGTTGACCGCGTTCTGCTCCTTGGGCTGCGTCGGCGGGAGCAGCAGCTCCTTGGCGTTCGGCACCTTGAGCGTCTCGAGCAGCCGCTCCTCGACCTTGCGCACGTCGTAGAGCTGCGGCAGCATCTGCGCCCGCTGCGCCACGGCCTGCACCTGCGCGAAGCGCTGCGTCTCGGAGAAGATGTTCGGGTCGCTGACCGGCACGACGTCCAGCGGGCCGTCGAAGTCCTGACGCGTCGCCAGCTCCTCGCCCGCCTCGTCCTCGAGCTTGCTGTCGTCGAGGTACATGCCGTTGAGGCGGTGCAGCACGCGCAGCATGCGCGCCATGGCGTCGTGCAGGCGGCTGTGGATCGCCGAGAACACGACCATGCCCTGCTCGAGCTTGGCCAGCGTCGTGCCGACCGGCGCGTTCGGGTTCTGGTCGGCGATGTCCTCCATCGCCGTGCGCACCACGCCCTTGCCCGCGTCGACAAGGAAGCCCAGCAGGCTGAACAGCACCGCGTTGGGCGGGTTGTAGGGCATCGGCATGAACAGCTTGCGGATGTCGTCGACGTTCAGGCCGCCCTCGATCTCCCTGATCTCGCCGGGCACCGGGGCCTCGGACTGGCCGCCGATCTTCGCGCCCTTCAGCTTCAGGCCCGAGGGCGTGTTGCTGATGTGGGCGGCGTCCAGCAGCGCGCGCAGCGCGCCGGTGGCCGCGCCGCTGAGGCCGCCGATCATGTGCGGCAGGCCGATGGGGTACGCGCCGCGCCACGGGATGAAGGGGAACTCGACGAACCACTGCAGCTCTTCCTGCGTCTCGTCCTCTTCGTCCCAGTTGCGGTAGATCGACAGCACCTTGCCGGTCGACTTGTCGATGCTGACGATGTACGGCAGCGCGTCCTCGTCGTCGCCGATGCGGGCGATCACGTAGACCTCGTAGACGATCCGCAGGCCGTCCTCGTTGTAGGTCGTGGCGTCGCGGCCCTCGATCTTGTCGTTCGCCTTGCCCGCGCCGGACAGCTCCGGCTCCATGCCCACGGGCGCGAGGTCGACGTCGCGGTACATGCCGCTCTTGACCCGGTCCTCGTAGTCGAGCTGCGTCAGGTACTGGACGTGCGTCTTGCGCTGCGCCGTGTAGAAGTTGGTCGCGGCGTAGGGCAGGTACATGTCGTCGATGGCGACGAACAGGAACGTCGGGCGGTTGCGCTTCTCGTCCCAGCCCAGCTTCATGTACTGCGCGCCGCCCAGCGGCACCTGCGTCATGAGCTGCTCGAGCTCGGCCCGGACCTCGGGGCACTGTACGGTCATCTGCCAGTTCAGCAGGTTCGTCTTGCGCTTGGCCTTGGCCAGCTTGGCCTCGGTCTCCTTGCCGGGGATGTAGTCCTTGGCCGGGCCCTGCGGCGGGAACAGCTCCTTCATCGCGCGGGCGGCGAAGTCGATGCAGGCCTCGGTCAGCATCGGGTGGACGACCTTCGACGCGCCGGAGAACTGCGCCCCGCCGGGTGCCTCGTCGCCCAGCCCGGTGCGCTTGATGCCCTCCTCGTACTGCTCGTCGCGCTTCTTGCGGGCGTCCTTGTCCTTGGCGATCAGGTCGAGCATGCGGGTGGACAGCGCGGCCAGCTCATGCTCGGGCATCTCCTCGGCAAGGTTGGCGTAGAACTCGCTGTCGGCCGGGCGGCCCTCCTCGTCGTCCAGCCGCACGATGGCGCCGCCGTCGGGCGTGTCCTCGACGCCGTCATCGTCGTCGGGGATGGCCATGTACTCGCCCTCGAGCTGCTCGTCTTCGTCGTCCATCACAGGGCGTTCTCCAGTTTGCGCCGCGCGTCTGCCGCCGTGTGCGCCAGTTTGTCCACCAGCAGCCTGTGCTCAAAGTGGCAGGCGTCCGGCTTGTCCCAGAAGCGGCGCGCTCGCTCCATGAAAACCTCGCGGACACTCAAAGGCTGCGCGCCCCACAGCGCCTCGTTAAGGGGCGGGTTGCTGGCGCGCGTGAACCATCGCCGGGCGATGATCTCGATGATGCCTTCGTCGTCCATGGTGCGTCCTGCTACTGGCTGTAGGGGTTCATATACGCCTTACGCGGCGGCGTGTCGACCTTGCGCTCGGGCAGCATGCTCATCAGGCCCTTGTCGACGCACAGGCGGATGGCCTGCGTGGTCTGGTCAACGTGGTCGTCGTGCTTGATGCTGCCCTCGCCGGTGAAGCTGCAGAGCTGCGCCACCAGCGGCTCGCACCACGTGCGCGGGCGGCCGGGGAACTTGTCGCTCTCGGGCAGCCAGACGCGCTTCTGGGCGAAGATCGGGCTGACGACGTGCAGGCGGCTCAGCTTGTCGGCGCGGCCGGGGTTGTAGGCGTAGGCCTCGAGGCCCGTCTCGGCCAGCGTCTGGCGCAGGCTGATGCCGCTGCCCTTGTCCTCGATCAGCAGGATGTCGGGCTTGCGCCCGGACGTCAGCGGCTTGGCGCTGCCGAACATGGGCTTGATGAGGGCCGTGTCGGCGTCGTCGCCATAGGCGGTGTTCATCTCGCGCCGCACCTTGCGGACGAGGTCGGGCAGGCCGAGGTGGTCCTCCCAGCAGTCGAGCAGCATGACGTTGGTGCGCTTCTCGTGGTGGAAGACGCCCCACACGCCGCATGCCGTCGGGTCGGCGTCGCCCTTCTTGTCGGTGGTGCGCTCGGTGTACGCCGTGTCCAGCGACATGATGATCCAGTCGAAGCGCGGCAGGGGCGTCTTGGCGGGCCACAGGCGGAACCAGCTACGCTTGACGATGCCGCTCTCCTCCGGGTCGATCAGCTCGCCGTACAGCTCCTGCCTGCCCAGCGTCGTGCCCTCGTAGGCCTCAAGCGCCTTGAAGAAGGACTGGGGCAGGTTGGCCTTGTTGTCGAAGGTCGAGCCGCGCACGATGACGCGCCCGTCCTGCGCCTTGGTCAGCCTGCGCACGATGTCCTTCGGCTTGGGCGTCGTCGTCCACAGCACCTGCGGCCGGGGGCCGAGGCGCAGGCCCATCTGCATCATGTCCCACGTCTCGTCGGCGTAGCCCCACGCGGCCAGCTCGTCGCACCACGCGCGGCAGGCCTGCGGGCCGCGCAGCCGCTCCGGGTTCTCGGCGCTGTAGCCTTGGATCAGGCTCGTGCCGCCCGCGCAGTTGCGCATGGTGATGGTCAGGTCGGTCATGTTCGTCGAGACGATCAGCTCGGGCGGGATGACGGACAGGAGGCCGCTCTCGCCGCCGAAGGCCACGCGCTTGACGTCACCCAGCGTCGGGCAGACGACGTACGAGGGCAGGCCGCTCGCGTCTTCGTACACGGCCCGGCCCAGCCACTCGGCACCGACGCGCGTCTTGCCGAAGCCGCGCCCGGCCAGCACGCCGCACTCGGTCCAGCCGTCGTCGGGCGGCACCTGCTCGGCGCGCGCGGTGCCGAGCCAGCGCGTCTGCCACGCGAGGAAGGCCCGGTCGCCGTCGCCCAGCGCGGCCAGTTGGTCCTCGAGGACGTCAGCCACGGCTCGAGGTCGCCGCCCAGATGACGAACAGGAGGCCCAGCAGCCACGGGGTGGCGAGCACGTCGATCACAGCACGTCGCTGCCGTCTGCGGCTGGGAGCGCCTTGGCGGGCGCGGGCAGGGCCTCGTCGGCCTTGGCGCGCAAAGCCTTGCGCATCTGCTTGGCGAGGTCGGCCACGTCGAGCTGCGCCACCTGTATGGCACCGCCGCCGGGGCCGGTGTGCTCGATGCCCACCTTGTCGCCGTACTTGTCCGGCTGCCACTTGGACAGGAGCCGCAGGCGCATGTCGCTGCGCAGGCGCGCCTTGGCCACCTCGATGGCGTCACGCGGGCAGTTGTCGACGATGTCGATGATGCCCTCGGCCATGGCGTCCGCGCCGATGCTGCGGGCCTCGAAGTACGCGCGCGAGAGTTCGGGGTCTTTGCGCATCCACGCGGCCCACGTGCTGCCGTTGATGTCGTTCGCGCGGCAGGCCGAGATCAGCGTCTCGCCGCGCGACAGGCGCTCGAGCACGTCTTCGATCAGCTCGGGTGTGCGCTTCGTGTCAACCATGTGCTCCGCAAGCTCCTGTGCAGGCATCTCTGTGCGAACAGACATAAGCCAGCGCCGCGCCAAGCGCAAGGGGGTCGCGCACGACCGGGTGGCGTGGAACGCCGCGCTGCACCCAGCAAACAGCTAGTCGAAGTACAGCATGTCCTCGAAGACCTCGAAACCCGCATGACCTTTCAGCTCGCCATCGGACCACCGGGTGAGCATTACCTTGATGCCATCCGCGCTGCCCGTCTCGCCGTAGAGCGCCACCGACACATACTGCGCGACCTCGGACAGGGGCCACGTATCCTTGACAGCCGAGAGCGCGTCCAGATGCGGCTTCATCTCCGCCTGCCTCGAGCCGGGAGGCAGTGCGTCCTCATCCACCACCTCCACAGGTTTTACTTGCCGCCGAGAAGGCTCAAGGGCCTTCGCCTCCGGGTCACGACGCTTGAAGCCGTGCGCCTTCACATGCTCTGGGCAATTGCGCGTGATGCCCTTGGCAATCTTGGGCGAGAAGGGCGACATGACCCGGTACGCCGCGCCGCACGTCTTGCACGCCGCATCCCACAGCGCGTACTTGTACTTCGCCTTGCCCGGACCGCGCCGCCAAGTGTGCCCGACGTACACGAACTGCTGCCCGTCATACTCCAGCACCACGCCCTCGGGCGGGTCTGTCCGATCACCGCCGTGCCTCTGCCGGAAGTCCGCGTAGACCTGCGAGAACGCCGTCACCTTGCGAACCGCCGGGCCGCGCTCTGCGTTCGCCGCCTCATACGCCGCCGCAGCCTCATCCGCCGTGATGTGCGACCCGAGCCAGCGCCTGACCCCGCCCACATATATCTCCGCCGTGAAGCGATCTGTGCGGGCGTCATACGACACCCCGCGCAGTCCCGACGCCAGCGCGCGTTTGGCCTTTACATCAACCATGGCTACCTCCATTTCCAGTGTCATCCGCCCCTTGTAGTACGGAAGCCCCAGAGCGTCAACTCTGGGAGCCTTATACCTAGGAACCAACGGGGGATTGGTATATACATCACTATGTGTGATATACCATATCCCCTGTCTATGGTTCTATAAGCCCAGTGCAACGTTTGCAACGTGACCCCAGAGTGTTGCGTTGCGTTGCGTGTTGCACGGCCAGCGAATATTCGTCGGCAGAAAAAAGTGCAGGGGGCTGCATTTTCCCTATTGCAACCTGCCGTTGCGGTGGTATGTAGAGACATCAACAACGCACACGGAGTTACCGACATGACCACCGCTTCCACCCACACCGGCATCTGTCAGGCCTGCGGTCGCCGTCAGGCTGTCCACGTCAAGACCGGCATGATCGCCAAGCACGGCTACACCACCGAGTACGGCTTCTTCAACGGCACCTGCGGTGGCAGCGACGCCCTGCCGCTGGAGCTGGACACCACGGTCAACGTCGCCACCGTCGCTGCCATGGTCAAGTTCGCCGACGAGCAGGAAGCTCAGGCCGCGGGCGAGATCCTCAAGGTCGCCGTCGAAGTCGGCCACCAGTACCGTGGCGGTCGCCGCATCGCCGTCACCCAGATGATGGACCGCGCCGAGTTCGAAGCCACCCAGCCGCGCTACCGCAACTTCGACGACGCGGTCGAGCTGGTCCGCATGCGCCTGCGCCGCACCGCCGAGATCGTCCGCGCCGACGCCGAGGTGCTCGACGCCCTGCGCGACCGCGTCCATGGCCAGCCGCTGCAGCCGCGTGCTGTCGAGGTCGAGATCAAGCGCGAGACCTTCAAGGCCATCCGCGAGGCCTACGCCCGGCAGGCTGAGCTGAAGGCGCAGGGCATCGACGCCCGCATCCGGCGCGGCACCTACGTCGGCCAGCCGCACACCGTGACCTACCGCTAACCGGGGAGGGGGCTTCGGCCCCCACCCACCCCCACAGGAGCCTGAGCCATGAAGACCATCGTACACGTCAACCAGCACGCCGTGCGGCGCGGTGACCCCGAGACGATCACGGTGAAGACCTACAAGTCGAACACCTACGCCCGCGAGGTCGAGATCAACGGCCCCTGCCGGGTCGTCTACAGCCCCGACAAGCCGCTGTCGTGCGGGGCGAAGGTCTGGATCGAGACGCAGGCCCCCGTGACGGTCATCAGGGCCGACGGCCCCGCCACCAGCCGCTGAGGCAGGGGGCGGCGCGCGCCCTCAACTTTTTTTCATCACCATGCGTTTTTAGGTATTTCCACTATTGCAACCTGCCGTTGCGGTGGTAAAAGGGGGCATCAACAACGCACACGGAGTAGCCGACATGAAGATCACCAACCTCCACATCGCTTGCACCACCGGCGCCAACCGCCGCCCGGCTGGTGGCGACGCCACCTTCGAAGATGGCAAGTCCTACGGCTGGACCGTCCACGGCCTCACCGGCGAGATCGTCCTGTTCGTCTACCGCCGCGCCGCTGGCATGACCTACGAAGCCACCTTCAAGTCGCCCAAGCGCGCCGCTGCCATCGCCGCCGCCATCGCCTGACCCACCACAAGGAGCACACGACATGATCCGACCCGTCATCAACAACAACGGCACCGCGCCGATCAACCTCATCGAGCCGCGCATGCGGGCCTACCGGCTGCTGGGCGAGGTTGTCGACCTGCTGAAGGGCGTGACGCCCAACGGCCGCGACTACCCCGGCGACAACGACCGCTGCGTGGCCGACCGCCAGCAGCACTACGAGCGCATCAAGGCGCTGCGCGACATCGCCGACGAGCTGATGCTCGAGGCCCTGTTCATCAAGCAGGGGGAGGCCTGAGCCATGATCTACGCCTTCGCGCTGGGCTTCATCGCCGCCGTCATGATCGACGCCAAGGGCGGCTGCAGCCCTGCCCAGACGCTGGTCAACGGCCTGTTCCTCGGCTTCCTGTTCCTGCTGACCTTCGGGCTGCTCGCCGCCCTCGCCTCCCTGCTGTGATCGGCACGGGGCACTTGTTTTCTGCCCCTTGCACTTTTCCTGTTGCAATGCCCTGTGGCAGTGGTATGCAGGGACATCAGCAACGCACACAGGAATGAAGCACATGACCACCATCACCGACCTCTACAACGCCACCTACGAAGTCGCTGACAGCGCCCTGCGCGCCGATCTGGTCGACACAATCGTGTGGGCGCAGGAAGACGCCAACCAGTCGTTCACCGACGGCACCGAGTACAGCGTCGAGGAAGAAGACCGCCGCGCCCTGACCTACCTCGAAGTCATCCTGTGCGGTGGCGAGAACGGTATGGTCAACAACACCCCTTGGGCCGACCTCGCCGCTTGGTTCCGCGCCAACGGCTTCCAGTTCTGACAGGAGCACCCGACATGACCGACACCTTCACCGCCACCCCCCTCCACCAGCAGGCGCTCTACGCCCTCGCCGCCTCGGACATCCGCAAGGGCGACGCCATCCAGCCGGTCGCGGGCCGCAAGCTCCGCGACTGCCGGGCCGAGAGCGACCCCTACATCGGCCGCCTGCCCGGCGACACCGAGGACAGCGCCATCCTGCACTGGTCGCATCAGGCCAGCGACAACGACCGGCACTGGTGCACTGGGCGCCTGTCCAGCTTCAAGCGGGGGGCCTGAACCATGACCGCACTGCCATCGACCTATCGCGGCTGGACCATCCACTACGAGGACTGGGCGCGCTGCTACGAGGCCACCGGCCCCAACTACGACGCCGACTGGCGCGGCGAGGAGGACGGCTGGGAGGGCAACGGCCACCGCGTGCAGGCCGACAGCCTGCGCGGCATCTACGCCGAGATCGACGCCTTCTACGACGACGATCACTACAACGACACGCTCGATGCTATCGGCGACGCCGAGCACGAGCGCCGCAGACTGGAGGACTGAGACCATGACTACCAAAACCGAAGTTGACGGGGCCATCCGCATTGGCGCCTTTGTTGTCGAGCAACCCTACGGCGATGAGCCGGGGAAGGTGGGCATCTACCGCTACAACGACGGGGAGGGCGGCAACTTCGACGCCGCCGGGCTGGAGGCGCTGATCGCCGCTTACTACGAGGAGCACTTCTAGTGGCCGTAGACATCAAACTGAACAACATGATCGACGCACTGGGGCGCCTCGAGCGCGTCCGCATCGAGGACGTCGAGCTGTCCGTCCGCGCCCTGCGCGGCCTCAAGAACGTCGGCGCGGTGACGCTGGCCGACGCCCAGCGCGCGATCATTGACCGCACCCTCATCAAGCAGCACCACATCGGCCGCCGCACGGTCGACGAGGTGCGCGAGATCATCGCCAACGTCTCGGCCCTGCCCGACGAGGCCCTGCCGCCGCGCGACACGGTGCTGCGTGAGGAGGACACCGAGGCCGACCTGCTGCGCTATGAGAACGCGCGCCTGCTCGACGAGCTGAAGCGCAAGGACGCGTTCATCGCCGCCCTGCGCCTCGAGCCTGACCGCCTGTCCAAGCTGCTGCAGACCGAGCGCCACAACCACACCCGCACGTGCCGCCGCCTTGACACCGTCATCGCCATGATGAGCGTGGCCGACCTGCGCCGCGCCGGGATCGACGTCGACATCACCTTCAACGAAGAGGACTGAACACCGTGCACACGTCTCTCTGGCTGGCCTTCGCCGCCATCACCTTCGGCATGACGGGCATGGTCGCCCGCAGCACGATAACCAGCGCCGTGGCCCTCGGGCTGGCCATCCTGTGCATGGTCGCCGCCATCCTCACCACGCCGCTGCCCGCATGAGCGTGCACGCCACCTTCAGCGATCGGCTGGGCGAGGCCCTGCGCATGCGCGGCCAGACCCTCAAGGGCCTGTCGCGCGTGTCGGGCTACAACACCAGCTACCTGTGCCGTCTGCGCGCCGGGGACAAGGCCAACCCGACAGTCGGCGCGGTGTGGGCGCTGGCCTCGGCCCTCGACGTCAGCCCCTTCTGGCTGCTGGGCGGGGACGACGAGCCGGGCGACCTGCACGCGCCCTACCGGGCACGCCCGTCCGGCCTCAGCGAGGCGCAGTGGGCCGACGTGGCCGACCTGCGCGCACGCGGCGCGTCGTGGCCCAAGGTGGTCGACTGGCTGCGCCAGCACCACGGCGTCGTCGTCCAAGACCACAGCCTCCGCCGGGCCTCTGCAGGAAAGTTATCCACAGGGGGTTGCAACTAGGCGTAGCAGTGGTATGGAGGGTCATCAGCAACGCAATGGAGTACCCGCCCATGACCACCAAGACCGCCCGCCGCCCGTCCCGCGAACTGCGCGCCATGGCCTTCGCCATCGCCGACGAGATCGAGACGGTCGCGCAGCGCTACATCGCACGGGGCTACAGCCGCAAGGCGGCTGTCACCCTCGCCATCACCCAGATCGCAGGAGCCTGAGCCATGAGCTTCTTCAAGAACCGCCGCGACGACACCTGCACCTTCGTCTGCGACGACTGTGGCGTCGAGCACCAGCTCGACGGCACGGACTTCTTCGACGCGCTGGATGCCGCCAAGGACGACGGCTGGCGCGCACGGCAGGAGAGCGGCGACTGGCTGCACCTGTGCCCCGACTGCCTGTAGGAGAGACGGACATGCTGACACCCGAGGAGGAGGCCCACGAGGCCCTGCACGACAAGGTAGAGCTGGCCGTGGCCGACCTGCTGGACGACGCCTTCGAGCACCACGAGTGCGGGGCCGACGTGCTGGCCCGCATGCTGTGCATGTACATCACCGAGCCGAGTGCCGACGAGGAGCATGTCGGCGAGCTGCTGGCCATGGTGCTCTCCGCAGCGGCCATGCGAGGCCTGATGCACATGCCGGTGGCCGGGCATGCGTAGCTTGGAGCAACTGCGCTTCGAGGCGCAGGTCAACCTGTGGCTGTTCGACCAGTTCGGATGGCTGCCAGAGAACGAGGAGTTTGTGTGGTGAATGCAATTAATGAACTTATCGCCCGCTGGAACAGCGATGAAGGCAAGCCCTACAAGGGTAAGCTGATTGACCGCGACAACTACGCCGAAGGCAACCTGTCCTGTATGTGCACGCAAGGCCAAGTCCTGCACGTTGTCGGCGGATGGAGTGCCGACATGTTGGCGGAAGCTGAACAGGCCGAAGCCGATGCAGCAACGGCGAAGTTACTGAACATCAGCCGCGCCCACGCGGTCCTGTTACGCAACACAAACGACGAGGTGGATGGCGTGCCCGCGATTGTCCTGACTGATCCGGGCGCTGTGCTTGGCGACCAGTGGAGCAAGTTGCTCGACTTTTGGTGGCATATGGATAGCCTTAACGATGACGATTGGCGTAAAGTGGCCGCTGCTGGGGCCGCTGCTTGGGCCGCTGCTGGGGACGCTGCTAGGGCCGCTGCTTGGGCCGCTGCTAGGGCCGCTGCTTGGGACGCTGCTGGGGACGCTGCTGGGGCCGCTGCTGGGGCCGCTGCTTGGGCCGCTGCTTGGGACGCTGCTGGGGACGCTGCTGGGGCCGCTGCTTGGGCCGCTGCTGGGGCCGCTGCTTGGGCCGCTGCTGGGGCCGCTGCTTGGGACGCTGCTAGGGCCGCTGCTTGGGCCGCTGCTAGGGCCGCTGCTTGGGACGCTGCTGGGGACGCTGCTGGGGACGCTGCTGGGGACGCTGCTGGGGGCGCTGCTGGGGACGCTGCTGGGGGCGCTGCTGGGGACGCTGCTGGGGCCGCTGCTGGGGACGCTGCTGGGGGCGCCAGTTCTGAAATCCAAGGAACCGCAATTTTCAAGCAAGATGGCAGGCCGTTTTTCTTCCTCCCGATGTTCGGCTTTGCATCGCCCGAGGACATTCCGGCGCGTCCTGCTGATTATGGACTGGTGGCATGACCGAGATTGAGAAGAAGCCCGCGCAGCACTGGAGGGGAAGAAATGACTGACACCCCCACCCACTTCCGCTTTCGCCTAGGCGACAAGGTGCGCAAGGTCCGTGGCTCGTCATGGCGCGGCACTGTCTGCGGTTGGTATAGCACCGACCACACGCCTGAGGGCTACAACGTCAACAGCGATTTTGAGCCGGGGTCTGTCCAGTGCTGGCCGCTGGCGGCGCTTGAGGCTTGGGAGATCGACAATGGATGAAATGATCGCAGCGATGGCGATTGCCATGTGTCAAAGCGCGTTAGGTGGCAAGCGCTGCCCTTGCGCCGAAACAGGCAAGTTCAACTGCCGCAACGAATACCCCGGTGAACAGGCCACCGTCGCCTACAACGCCATGCGCGAGACGCTGGTGCCGGTGATGTATGCCGTGGAGGAGGAGGGCCACCCGATCATCAGCTACATCACCCGTGAAAAGCCTACCGAACAGGCAACCAGTGTTACACCCCTCTACGCACTCCCGGAGATCGACAATGGTTAAGGTGACACAGGCTGACCGCATCGCCGCCCTGATCGCTGCCGGTGACAGGCTGGCGGGGTTTGCGGGGCATGATGATGGGTGCTCATCTGGAGGGCCTTACCCGTTCCCTGAAGATCGCTGCACCTGCGGCTACACCGAGGCTTGGAAGCAGTGGAAGGAGGTGCGGGGTGAGTGAGTCTTGCACTTGGCCGAACGGCACCTGCCAGCATTACGCTGAGAGGCAATCAAAACCTGACCCATGGGGGCGGGTCTGGATGCACTGCGAGGAAGGTCTATCTATGAGCAATGCCAGTCTTGCGCGGTTCATGGGGTTTTGCCTGCGCAATCGCATCAAGGTTGGCGATATATGGGCCTTTCAGCCTAGCTATCCACGGTCTTTGGTCACTGCGGCTGTGTGCCTAAAGCCAGAGCAATTTGAAGCATTTGAGCGGGAGACAGGTGGAAAGCTGCGAGAGCCTCCGAAGATCAAACTCAATTCAGGAGGCCACCCATGACCAACCCCATGACTGAAGCCGCCGCGAGGGCGATACACACCAGAGTTAGTAGCTCAATGGGGGAAACACTTAGCTGGGATGATGAGTTTCCAGAGGTGCGCGCGGGATTCATTGCCGACGCCCAAGCCGCCATCACCGCCATCGAACCCATGATCCGCGCTGACGAACGCGCGAAGGTGGAGCGGGAGATTGTGGAGTGGTTGCGGGAACAAGACGGCCATGGATACGACCATATGAGGGCCGACTGCATCGAGGCCGGGGAGCATTTGAAATGAAAATAGGTGATACCGTCCGCAAGAAGCGCGGCTACCCATGGCCCGGCGTGATCGTGGCTGACTTCTTCAACCTCGCAGGCGAACGCCGCATCGTGGTTGAATGCACAGTGCCGGAAGTCGCTGGCGCGCTGCATATTTATAACCCGGAGCAGTTGGAGGTGACGGGATGACCAACAGCGAGATCATCGCCTTCGCCGCGCGCCTCTTCCACGTCGACCCGGCGCTCATGCGCAAGGACTGCCGCAACCGGCACGTCTGCCGGGCGCGCTTCGCCCTCTACGCTGGCTTCATGCTGCGCGGCGAGCTGCGGGGCTTTCCGCCGTCGACCTCCCAGATCGGCCGCTGGTGCCACCGCGACCACAGCACCGTCATCTACGGCCTGCGCAAGGCGCACGCCCTCATGCAGGCCGACGCGGCCTTCCTCGAGGCCGTCTGCGAAATTGCAACGGTGACGCAAGAAAGCCCTTGCAACACGCCGTTGCGTCCTGTACGGGTCGTTCATCAGCAACCGAGGAGGAACCCCATGGACAACCCCGAATACGTCGAAGCCCGCATCAATGAGCTGCTGGCCAAGCTGGGCGAGAAGCGCATCGCCGTCTACTGGGACGGCGAACTGATCGAGCGCGACACGCCGCGCTGCTTCAACGTCTACTGGGAGGGCAACGATACGCCCTACTGGCTGGAGGACTACCGCAGCCGCATCAGCATCCACACCGAGGAGAACCGCTGCCGCTACACTGTCGACAGCGCCCGCTACTACGAGGACATCGCCGCCAAGCTGGCCGAGTTCCTCCCCACCGCCATCATCGAGGAGGCAGCCTGACATGACCCTGTCCGAGATCATCAACCCGTGGGGCGCGCTGCGCCGCCTCAAGGTCGCCCACGCGTGGCTCCGCGAGGAGTTCGAGAAGGAGCGTGCGCGGGCCGACCGCAGCGCGCGCAACGCCACCGACGCCCGCAACGCCGCCGACAATCACTCGCTGACGGCCATGGGCCGGGCGCAGGAGATCGACCGGCTGCGGCACCAGCTCCGGCAGGCGCACTTCCGCAACCCCAAGACGGGCCGCCTCGGCAGGCGCGGGGAGACGTTCCAGTGAGCCAGACAACCTACGAGCTGCGCAGCGTGCGCGGCAACCGACCCGTCTTCGCGTTTGACGACATCGTCAGGGCGCGGCAAGAGCAGGAGCGCGCCAGCGCACGGGGCGTCCGCCTCGCGCTGGTCCGCGTAACCCGTACCGAGGAAGTGATCGCCGCATGACCCCCACCACCAAGGAAGACCGCGTCCGCGCCCTCGAGACGGCCATCGACCGCGCGGGCGGCATCATCCGCTTCAGCAAGGCGATGAACATCACGCATCAGGCCGTCTACAACTGGAAGCGCCGGGGCTGGGTGCCCGCCACGCAGGCGCTCATGATCGAGGCGATCTTCGCCGTGCCGCGCGCCGAACTCATGGAGCCGAGCCTCGCGGCCGTCCTGACGACGCCGCCGATCACGCACGACGACATCCTCTGACGCCGCCTCCCCGTGGAGAGGGACAACGACATGACACCCAAAGTGCGCCCTATCGCGCCGCACCTGCGCGCCCTCGACGCGCCTGAGCCGCTGCGTGCGCTGCCCTCATGGCTAATTTGGCGCTACGAGACCCACGCCGAAGAGCCGAAGCCCCGCAAGGTGCCCTACTACGCGGCAGGCCACCGCCGCTACGGCCAGCAGGGCAGCCCGAACGACCGGGCCAACCTGACCACCTTCGCTGCCGCCCGCGACGCCGCCGCGCGGCTGGGCTTCGACGGCGTGGGCTTCGCCATGCTGCCCGACTGGCAGGTGACGGCCCTCGACGTCGACCACTGCGTCGACGCCGACGGCAACCTGCCGCCCGAGATCGCCGACATCGTGCGGCGCACCTACGCCGAGTACTCGCCCAGCGGCTCAGGCGTGCGGGCCTTCTTCACGGGCGCGCTGGGCAACCACAAGAGCCCCGCGACGGCGGAGCAGTACGGGCTGGAGACCTTCAGCAGCACCGGCTTCGTGACGTTCACCGGCAACATCCTCGGCCACGTCGACATCCTCGGCTACGAGGACAAGGTGGCGGCCCTGCCCCAGCCCCTGATCGACCTGTGCGAGAGGCGCTTCGGCAGCACCGCCTCCCGCTTCGACCCCGACGACATCATGGCGGGCTACGAGCCGAAGCTGGGCCTGTCCGTCGAGCAGATGGAAGACCTGCTGGCCGCCCTCGACCCCGACTGCGGCCGCGACGAGTGGGTGCGCGTCGGCATGGCCCTGCACCACGAGTGCGAGGGCGACGACACCGGCTTCGACCTGTGGAACGACTGGTCGGCGCTGGGCGGCAAGTACCCGTCCGAGGAGGCGCTGCGGCAGCAGTGGGACAGCTTCGAGCGCCGCAAGGGGCCGGGCCGCAGGCAGGTCACCATGGCCTCGGTCATCAAGATGGCCAAGGAGGCGGGCTACGTCCGCCCTCTGGAGGCGGCTACCGCTGACGACCTGCGCAAGGTAGCCGCCGAAGTAGCGCAGCAGGACTGGGCACCCCGCGCCGGTCTCATGCCGCCCGACTACGACGGGCGCTTCCCGTTCTTCCGGGCATCCGACGTGGCCAACCGGCCGCCGCTGGACTGGTGGATCAAGGGCGTGCTGCCCAAGGCCCAGATCGGCGCGATCTTCGGCGCGTCGGGCAGCGGCAAGTCCTTCCTCGCCCTCGACATCATGGCGCACCTCTCGCTGGGCCTGAACTGGCGCGAGCGGCGCACGCGCAGGGCGAGGGGCCTCTACGTGGCCGCCGAGGGCGGCGCGGGCGTGGGCAAGCGCATCAAGGCGTGGGCGCGCAAGAACAACATCGACCTCGACGACCTCGACATTGCCGTCCTGACGGTCGCGCCGAACATCATGCTCAAGGACGACATCGAGGAGCTGGTCCGCGCCATGACGCTGGCCGGTGACTTCGACTACATCGTCCTCGACACCTACGCGCAGGTGACGCCCGGCGCGAACGAGAACGCCGCCGAGGACATGGGCCTCGCGCTGGCGCACTGCCGGGCGATCCACGAGGCGACGGGGGCCATGGTCATCCTGATCCACCACAGCGGCAAGGACGCGGCGCGCGGCGTGCGCGGCTGGTCGGGCATCAACGCGGCGCTGGACTTCGCCATTGAGATCACGCGCATCGAGGACGGCGACTACCGCGAGGCCAAGATCACGAAGATGAAGGACGGCGAGGACGGCCTGAAGTTCGGCTTCAAGCTCGAGATCGTCGTCACCGGCATCGACAGCGATGGCGACGAGGTCACGAGCTGCGTCATCACCGACGCCGACGCGCCGGTCGAGGAGAAGCCCATCGGCAAGGGCATCCGGCGGCGCGGGCGCATGGAGAACCACATCCTCGAGACGATGGCCACCTTCGGCGTCAGCGACACGGTCAAGATCGTCGACCTCGTCGACCGCGCCGTGCAGACGTTCCCGGCGCCGGAGCCGGGCGAGCGCGACACGCGCCGCCAGCGGATTGTCCGGGCAATTCAGACGCTTGCCAAGGAGAAGGACGGCCCGCTGTCTTTGGACAACAACGTGGTCATTTTTTATGAGTGAACTTGCAATTTTTTGCAGATAGGGGGTTGCAATCTCCTGTTTAGGCGTTATCTAGAGTTCATCAGCAACGCCAAACAGGAGATGAACTCATGGCTACCAACCCCGTTATCGACTTCGACGCCGCCCTCGTTGACCGCCTCGGCGACATCAAGGCGCAGATCGCCGACCTCAAGCGCATCGAGGCTGACCTCGTCGCCCGCCTCGCCGACAGCGGCGCGGACGCCATCGACGGCCGCTTCTTCCGCGCCACCGTCAGCCAAGTGGCCGAGCGCCAGTCGCTCGACGCCAAGGCCGCAGAGGCCAAGCTGCGCGAGCTGGGTGTCGACGGCCGCTGGTTCAGCAAGAACCAGAAGGTCACCAAGGGCTACACGACCGTCAAGGTCGTGGCGCGGAAGGCCTAAGCCGGTGCTGGGCATCCTCGCAGCAGAGTTCACGTCGCGCGGCAGGGGCCTGCCCGCGACGCTGGACATCAACCGCATCATCGACGGCCGCCGGTCGCGCGTCATCTCGTTCAGCGTCGGCGGCAAGCGCGAGGCGCGCAAGCTGGCCGAGCGCTACGGCGCGCAGCCGTGGAACTTCTGAGGAGACAGGAAATGCGTGACAGAGACACCTACCGCAGCATGGACACCGAAGACCTGCTGCTCGAGGCCCGCGAGATGGGCATCGACCCCGAAATGGCCGTCGTGATCGCCGAGCGCCTCGACGTCCTCTACAATCAGGCTTGGCACTACCACACCACCCACGAGAGCATGGGCGGGCGCTACACCTTCAACAACAGGAGCGAATACGCATGAGCTACAAGATCGAGATCAACGCCGACAGCATCAGCGAGTTGGCGGGCAAGCTGCTGGCGCTGGCCGCGCAGATGCAGGCCACGCCGGTCGACCCGGTGATGCCCGAGGTCCGCGAGGCACCGAAGCCGAAGCGCGCCAAGGCCGAGAAGCCGGTGGAGGTCGCCGAGGCGCCGGTGGGGGAGCCTGCTGCCCAGCAGGACACCGCAGCATCATCGGACCCGGCTATTATGCCGGAAAGCGATACCCGGACATCCGACACTGGCCTGCCTGCAACGAACACTGTCTCCCCTTCTGAGGCCGTCGTCTCGCTTGACTTCGAGAAGGACGTCGCGCCGCTGGTGTTGAAGGCCGTGGCCGTGAAGGGCAAGCCGTGGGTGCAGGAGGTGCTGGCGCAGTTCGGCGTCGAGCGCGCCTCGCAGGTGCCCGATGAGCGTCTGCCTGAGCTGGTGGCAATTGTGGCGGAGGCGGTGTGATGGGCTACGAGATCGTCAAGGACAAGCCGCTGCCCCCGCGAGCTAAGAGGGGTGGGCGGCGCTTGAAGTACCCCTTCGCTGCGATGGAAGTCGGCGATGCGTTCTGCGTACCCGTTGACGGGTGCGCAAAACGCCAAGCCAATCTCATCACTCGCGCCGCAGCGTACGCCAAGCAACACGGCCCCCATAAGAAGTTCTCCACGCGCCTGCTTGACGGCGATGTGTGGGTCTGGAGGATCGCATGAGCGCCCACGCCCGGCTCAGCCCCAGCGGTGCACACCGCTGGATGGCCTGCCCCGGCAGCGTCGTGCTGGAGGCTGACTACCCGGACACGGGCAGCCTCTACGCCGACGAGGGCACCGCCGCGCACACGCTGGCCTCGTGGTGCCTCGAGGACGGCATGGACGCCGACCAGTACCTCGGGGGCGAGATCGTCGTCGGCGAGCGCAAGTTCGTCGTCGACACCGCCATGGCCGATTTCGTGCAGGACTACGTCAAGCTGGTGCGGGAATACGCCGAGGGCGGCTCGCTGTTCGTCGAGCAGCGCGTGCCCATCGGCCACCTGACCGGCGAGGCCGACGCGGGCGGCACGTCCGACGCGGTGGTCCTGTGCCGCAACGAGATGGTCGTGATCGACCTGAAGTACGGCATGGGGGTCAAGGTCTACGCGGAGGACAACCCGCAGCTCATGATGTACGCGCTGGGGGCCTACGAGCAGTTCGGCCTCGTGTGGGAGGGCGACATGGTCACGATGGTGATCCACCAGCCGCGCCTCAACCACGTCGCCGAGTGGTCGATCCCGCTGCGCGTGCTGCTGGACTTTGCGGCGCAGGTGCGCGACGCGGCGGCCACCGTGGCCGAGGCTGTGTCGGTCGCCGACATCGGCGTCGACAGCTACCTCAACCCCGGCGAGAAGCAGTGCCGCTTCTGCAAGGCCAAGGCGTCGTGCCCGGCCCTGCGCGCCGAGGTGGCCGACGTTGTCCACAGCACCGCGACACTGGACGACTTCGCCGATCTGGTGCCGCAGGTGCCGGACAGCCAGACGGGCGACAACTACCTGAGCGTCGCCATGTCCAAGGTCGATCTGGTCGAGCAGTGGTGCAAGGCCGTGCGCGCCGAGGTCGAGCGCCGCCTGCTGGCGGGCCAGACTGTCGAGGGCTACAAGCTCGTCGAGGGCAAGCGCGGCAACCGGAAGTGGGCCGACGCGGAAGCTGTGGAAAAGCTGCTCAAGTCGTTTCGCATGCGGCAGGACGAGATGTACGATCTCAGCCTCATCAGCCCCACCAAGGCCGAGAAGCTGTTCAAGGAAAACCCCAAGCGCTGGGCGAAGGTGCAGGAGCACGTCACGCAGAGCGAGGGCAAGCCGTCCGTGGCACCCGCCACTGACAGGCGGCCAGCAATGGCCGTCCCATCGGTCGCCGACGACTTCGGCGGCCTCTTTCAAACTGACGACTGATAAAGGATACCGTACAATGGCTACCAAGATCATGCTCAAGGGCATCACGATGGCTTTCCCGGCGCTGGCCGAACCGCAGTCCTTTGGCGAGGGTGAACCCGCCTACGGGGCCAAGTTCCCCATCGTCCCGAACAGCGAGCACCAGAAGCTCATTGAGCAGGCCATCATGGCCGAAGCCAAGGAGGCGTGGAAGGACAAGGCCGACAGCGTGCTGGCCATGCTGATCGAAGACGGCAAGGTCGCCTTCACGAAGAAGGTCTACCGCTCGAAGAAGACCGGCGAGGCATATCAGGGCTTCGAGGGCGCGCACTACCTGTCGACCCGCAATGCGAAGACCCAGCCGACGGTCTTCAACCAGTACGGCGAGCCGCTGTCGTCCAAGGGGGACATCGAGCGTCAGGCGTTCAGCGGCGCGGTCGTCAACGCCTCGGTCGAGGTGTGGGCGCAGGACAACAAGTGGGGGCGCCGCATCAACTGCACCCTGCGCGGCGTCATGCTGACCGGCGAGGGGCAGAACTTCGGCGGCAGCGCGGCCCCGGCCTCGGCTGACGAGTTCGCCGAACTGGCCAAGGCCAAGGCCGAAGCGGACGACGTGCTGTGACGATGGCGCGCGAGCCGGAGCACGGCACCAACGACCGCCTGCGGCTGCTCGTCGAGCGCGTGGAGCGCCTCGAGGAGGAGAAGAAGGGCATCGCCGAAGACATCAAGGATGTCTACGCGGAGGCCAAGGCGGTCGGCTTCGACGCCAAGATCATGCGGGAGGTCATCAAGTTCCGCAAGATGAAGCCGGACGACCTTCGGGAGCGCAATGCGCTGCTGAATATCTACGCCGCCGAGCTGGGTCTGGACTTGCTCTGACCCTGCCGCTATAGACTGGGCGCAGCGGCCCCGTAAGCCTTCTGGCTGTGGGTGCTAAGGCCGCTGCGCCCTTTCCTTCGGTGAGGGCTGTGACGGAACGTGGTTCACTCCTCGTTGCTGATAACCGGCACAGCTCTCTCCCAAGGAAAGGGAATATCAGCCCCTATGAGCACTCTCCACCTCGACCTCGAGACCTTCTCCGAGACGCCCATCAAGCACGGCGCGCACCGCTACGCCGAAGACGCCGAGGTCATGCTCGTCGCCTTCGCGTGGGACGACGAGCTGGTGGCCGTGTGGGACTTGACCACGGGCGAGAAGAACCTCGGCAACGTCCAGATGCTGGTCGACAGCGCCGACCGCGTCGTGATCCACAACAGCGCCTTCGACCGCACCGTGCTGCGCCACAGGGGTGTGCATATTCCTGTGGATAAAGTTGAGGACACGATGGTCCTCGCCCTGCAGCACAGCCTGCCCGCGTCGCTGGGCACGCTCTGCGACGTGCTGGGCGTCCCGCAGGACAAGGCCAAGGACAAGGACGGCAAGAAGCTCATCCAGCTCTTTACGAAGCCGCGCCCGAAGAATACAAAGATCAGGAGGGCAACGCGGGAGACGCACCCGGATGAGTGGCAAAGGTTCATCGAATACGCCCGCCTCGACGTGGACGCGATGCGAGCCATACGTGGACGGCTGCCGCGTTGGAACGATAGTCACTCTGAGCGCGAACTGTGGCTCCTCGACCAAGGAATTAATGACCGTGGTGTCGGAGTCGATATTGACCTCGCCCGATCCGCTCTCCGAGCTTTTGGACGAGCTTCGCGATCTCTGGCCGCTCGTGCAGGAGTTCTGACCGGCGGCGCGGTGGGCAGCGCGACGCAGCGCACGGCATTCCTGCAGCACCTGCGCGACGCCCACGGCCTCGACGCCGACGACATGACCGGCGCGACGGTGACGAAGCTGCTGCGCGAGGAATTGACGCCGGAGCTGCGCGAGCTGCTGGAGATCAGGCAGCAGGCCGCCGCGACGTCGCCCGCCAAGTACAAGGCCCTGATGGACGCCGCCTCGAGCGACGGGCGCCTGCGCGGGACGATCCAGTTCTGCGGCGCGGCGCGCACGGGGCGCGACGCGGGGCGCATCTTCCAGCCGCAGAACCTGCCGCGCACGCCCGACTGGTTTGACGGCGAGGTGCAGGAGGCGACCATCGCGGCCTTCAAGGCCGACGCCGAGGACGTCCTGTGGGAGAACGTCAGCGACCGCTGCGCGTGGGCCGTGCGCGGCTGTCTGGTGGCCGAGCCGGGCAGGAAGTTCGCCATCGCCGACCTGTCGAACATCGAGGGCCGCGTGCTGGCGTGGCTGGCGGGCGAGGACTGGAAGATCGAGGCCTTCAAGGCCTACGACCGGGGCGAGGGGCCCGACCTCTACAAGGTGACTGCCGGGCGCATCCTGAGCAAGGACGCGGCCGACGTCACGAAGGAGGAGCGCCAGACGCAGGGCAAGGTGCCCGAGCTCGCGGGCGGCTACGGCGGGGGCGTCGGGGCCTACCGGAAGATGGGCGGCAAGGTCTTCGACGCCATGGGCGACGAGCAGATCACCCAGATCGTGCAGGCGTGGCGCAAGGCGCACCCGGCGACGACACGCCTGTGGTACAACGTCGAGGGCGCGGCGCGGTCGGCCATCCGCGCGCCGGGCGAGAGCTTCGACGTGCGCGGCCTCCTGCGCTTCGACACGGCCATCGGCCCCGACGGCGTCGACTACGTCCGCTGCCGCCTACCCAGCGGCCGCTACCTGCTCTACCGCAAGATGCACATCAACGAGGACGGCCAGCTCCTCTACGAGGGCATGAACCAGTACACGCGCAAGTGGGAGTGGCTGGAGACCTACTACGGCAAGCTGGTCGAGAACATCGTGCAGGCCGTGGCGCGCGACGTGTTCATGACCGGCATGCGCCGCGCCGAGCTGTCTGGCTACGACGTGGTGCTGCGCGTCCACGACGAGCTGGTCTGCGAGGTGCCGGACCACGGCGACTACACGCACACGCACCTCGCCGAGATGATGGGGACTAACCCCGCGTGGTCGCTGGGCTTGCCGCTGTCGGCGGCGGGTTTTGAGACCCGCAGATACAGAAAAGAATGAGTAAAATCATATGTTTACTCAGCTCAACCCGCACCTGCCGCTCGACACGCCCAAGGGCGCGGGCTACGCTGTCGGCGTCATCGACTACGGGCTGGAGCACAGCCTCCTGTGGGTGGTTGCCCTGAGCGCCAGCGGCGAGATATGGTGCGTGCCGAACCGCGAGGTTCGCATGCCCGCCAACTGGTCCGCAGGACGGAGGTTACATGACACCGGCATCGAAGCTGCAGGAGCGCCTGAAGAAGCTGGTGCAGGGGAGCGGCGGCCAATACCGCAAGATGCGCTGGGAGGGCCGCCGGGGCTGCCCTGACTGCTTCATCTGGTGGGAGTGGCCGAGGGCCGCCTTCGTCGAGGTCAAGGCCGGGGACGACCGCTACAGCAAGCTGCAGGCCCGCGAGGTCGAGCGCATGCAGGCGGACGGCCTGCCGGTCTACACGGCGCGAACTGAGGCCGACGTCGACTGGATCGTCGAGCGTGTGAAAAAAGGTGTTGCAACGCCTGATTGAATGTGGTACAAGGCGCTCATCAGCAACGAAGAAGGAGTGTCCACCATGTCCAAGACCTACACCGCCTACGCCGTCTACGAGAACGGCGACCGCGCAATATACGAGGGGCTGACCAAGGCTGCCGCGCTGCGCCGCTACGCCCGGTTCCAGCGCGAAGCCGACAAGCACCTCGTTGGCTCGGCAGGCCCGATCAAGAGCTGGGGCTGGAGGCTCGAGGCGTGAGCATGTACCAAGCAGTGAGCCTTCCAGATGGTTCGCCGTTCCGCATTGCGGATACGCCGTGCGCCTCGCTTGCAGAGTGCGTCAAGCGCGCGCAGCAGACCTTCGGCGAGGGCAAATACACCATAGAGCGCATAAGGAGGGTCAAGGCGTGAGCAAGCTCGAAGCCGAGATGAAGTCCCTCGCCGCCCGCGTCCAGCAACTGGTCGCGGGCGGCATGAGCCGAGACCGCGCCATGATGCTCGCCGTCATGGAGGCGGGCGGCAAGATCACGATTGTGAAAGGTTGATTAGTCAGGGTGACCCAATTTTTTTCATTCAGGGGTTGCAACGTCAGGTTGCGTGTGCCATAAGGGTGCATCAGCAACGGAGTACCAAGTCATGTCCCGCAATAGCTACGCCCACATCGAGAACGAAGCCCGCTATCAGGCTGCCATCGACCGCCGCATCAAGGCCAACCGCGCCAAGACTGGGCGCGCCAAGTGGTTCGCCGCGCACGAAGACGCGCAGACCATCTACGATTGGCTGTTCAGCGCTGGCGAGTTCGATAGCATTGTGGACCTTGACCCGCGCTGCTCCATTTGGGAAGACAACGGCGAGATCGACCACTGCTTTGAGGTTGATGGCGAGGACTACCGCTGCAAGTGCAAGCGTCGCCACCACCCGCTGACGGCCTACAATCGCGGCAACTTCTTTGACAAGCTGCGCACCGCCATCGACGAGTGGGGCGGCCTGACTGACGGCCAGCACGCCGCTGCCGCTCGCATTCTCGGCGAGGCTCGCGAGAAGCTGGCCGGTCGTGAAGTTGCCCGCGCAGCCCAGCTCGCCGCAGACGTGAACACCAACCACGTTGGCGCTGTCGGCGAGCGCCGCGACTTCGAGCTGACCGTCGAGCGCACCCACAGCTTCGACAGCCAGTTCGGCACCGTCTACATCACGATCTTCCGCGACGCCGACAACAACGTCGTTGTCTACAAGGGCAGCATTGCCTTCGAACGCGGCGAACAGGTGCGTGGCAAGGCCACCATTAAGGCCCACGATCTGCGCGATGGCGTGCCGCAGACTATTATTGCCCGCCCTAAGTTTGAGGTGGCGGAATGACCCGCACCTTCAAGCCCCACGCCTATCAGGAGGAGGTCATCGACTTCATCTGCCAGACCAAGCGCTGCGCGGTCTGGGCTCCGATGGGCGGCGGGAAGACCGTCTCAACCCTGACGGCGCTGGAGCGCCTGAGCGTGGTCGAGGACGTCTACCCCGCGCTGATCCTCGCCCCGCTGCGCGTCGCCAAGACGACGTGGCCGGACGAGGTGCAGAAGTGGGACCACCTGCAGGGCCTGCGCGTCAGCGTCATCACCGGCACCCCCAAGCAGCGCGCCCGTGCGCTGGAGGCCGAGGCGGACATCTTCACCACGAACTATGACAACATCCTCTGGCTACGGCAGGCGCTGGGCGACAAGTGGCCGTTCAAGACGGTCGTGGCCGACGAGCTGACCCGCCTGAAGTCCTTCAGGCTCCGGCAGGGCGGCTCCAGAGCGCGTGCGCTGGGTCAAGTGGCCCACGCCCCCGGCAGCCGCTTCATCGGCCTCACGGGCACGCCTGCGCCGAACGGCATCAAAGACCTGTGGGGCCAGCAGTGGTTCATCGACAAGGGCGAGCGGCTGGGGCGCACCTACGCCGCCTTCGAGCAGCGCTGGTTCCGGCGCGGCTACGACGGCTACAGCCTCATCCCCTTCGAGCACTCGCAGGCCGAGGTGCAGGACCGCCTGCGCGACGTCTGCCTGACCGTCACCGGCCTGCCGGTCGACGAGCCGGTGGTCAACCCGATCTACGTGACGATGCCCCACGGGCCGCGCGTCCTGTACGACGAGATGGAGCGGCACGCCTACGCCGAGATCGAGGGCGAGGGCGTGGAGGCCGTGAACGCGGCGGTGAAGACGCAGAAGCTGCTGCAGCTCTGCAACGGGGCGATCTACATCAACGACGACGGCTCGTGGGAGGACGTGCACAATGCCAAGCTGGACGCGCTTGACAGCATCATTGAGGAGGCGAACGGCGCGCCTGTTCTCGTCGCCTACAACTTCAAGCACGATCTCGAGCGGCTACGGGGTCGTTTCCCTCAAGGTCGGGTGCTGGACGCTGACAGCGATACGATCCGCCAGTGGAACGCCGGGCGCATCCCGCTACTATTCGCTCACCCTGCGTCGGCGGGGCACGGACTGAACCTCGCCGACGGGGGCAATATCATAGCCTTCTACGGCGTGAACTGGAACCTAGAAGAGCACATGCAGATCATCGAGCGCATCGGGCCGATGCGGCAGAAGCAGGCGGGCCACGACCGGCCCTGTCTGGTCTACCCCATCCTCGCCCGCGACACGGTCGACGAGGTGGTCATGGAGCGCCTGTCGTCCAAGCGGTCCATTCAAGAGGTGCTGCTCGACGCGCTGAAGAGGAGGAAGAAATGAACGACCTACCCTGTGACACCGAACCGACGCAACACGCCCTCGAGGAGAGCGTGACGCTGGAGACCAACCCGATAGGCCTCGCGTACCCGGAGCGGCCGGTGCCTGCGCCCAAGGCGGCAGAGCTGCTGGGCCGTGCGGCCATGCACATGCACGACCGCGCGTCGACCTACGACAAGCCCGAGGGCGAGCGGTCCATGGGCCGCTGCGTCGAGGCGTTCAACGCGGTGACGGGCCGCGACCTGAGCGAGGGCGAGGGCTGGCTGCTCATGGCCCTGCTGAAGCAGGTGCGGCTGTTCACCCGCAGCGAGTACCACGCCGACAGCGCGGAGGACGCCATCGCCTATCTGGCGCTGCTGGCCGAGGCGAAGGGGGCGGGGCGGTGAGGCAGAAACTACACCCAGTCATAGCGGATACCGCAGAACCGCTGTCCGACGACATGGCTCAAGCCCTGATGCTGCTAGAAATAGAGCATCTTGGCGATCACGATGCCGTGCTGACGGAAGACGATGTTCGGGCATTTATCCGCCAGACGCCATACGCACATGTCGCAGATGACTTTGAGGACTACTTTCTTCTCTGGGCCGACTAGAGGCCCAGTTTGGAAAGTCGGTCCTTGATCGCCTGCGCTGTCACGTCGTCAAGGAAGCCGCTGACGCCGGGTTGCAAAAACTTCTGGGTGTTGCCAGCGCGAACAGGTTCTCGCGGCGGCTTGGCGTCTTTGCCAGCCGCGATGGCGGCCTCGTACTTTTCTTTAGCCGCGCGGTACTCTTTCTGCTGACGCCTCCACTCGGAAAGGCTCAGGGTCGCTTGCTGGCCGCGAAAACCCGACAGATCGCCGAGGTCTGCGTACTTCTTGTTCAGCATGCCGTGCGCGATTTCCGCGATATTTATGTCAGGGTCCACCGTCCCCATGAACTCCACGGGGAGATTATAGCCGTATGTCGGATTGCGTGAGAAATCGACCACGACCTCACGCCTAGGGTCCAGAACACCGATGTTCTGGATCATGTAGCTGGGCTTGTCGATCTGCGCGGGGTCGGTAATAAGCGCGCGGGTGAGAGGGAGCGACAATCCGCCGCTTTCCGTAAACGCGGTGTCGCGGTGCAGTGCCTCCTGAAGCGCCTTGCGTTGCTCCGTAGGCAACGCGCCGTATTGGAGATAGCCTTCCGGGTTATCAATGCCCTTAAAGTCGCGGATATAGTTGCCGATAACCGCGTTGACGCGGGCGCGGTCATCTCCGCCGAAGGCAGAGTTGGCCTGCGACATCATGAGTTCGCCGGTCGTCTTTGAGAAATCTGTACCCGTTCCGGCCATGCGGTAGGGCGCCAGAAGCGGCAACTTTCCGGTCTTCTTGTAGTACGCCATGGCACGGTTCATGATACCGGACGCAACACCGGGCGTAGAAACGGCCCAACCTAAACCGGGATTAGCGGGCATGAAATCCTGACCGCCGTATTCATGAACCGGAATGTCCAGATCAGTGGGGCCGATCCCGGTTATCGTAGTGTTTGCGCCAGAACGATCTGACATCGTGCCAATGATGAAGTTGTCGGCGAGCTCGTCAACGCCAAGCGAAGGCCCCTGCGGGACGATGCGGTTGTGTTCGACCTTTACGGCTAGGTCTTTGAGACGCCCCATCTCGCCCTTGCGCAGGCCATACGTCTCGGGATCAAAAGCGATCTTCGAAAGATCACGCACGTTTGTCGGTGCGGTTTGAACCTCGAGGGGGCGCGCTGTGCGGGGGGCTGCTGGCACAGTGAAATTGGCTACATTGCGCTGCCCGATGGCCGCCCGCGCAGCCGAGTCCGACGCGCCCTCCTTGACCGCGAGAGACTTCTTAGCCTTGCGCTTGGGGGCCGTCACTGTCAGGTCACCGGCTTCCGTGCGCGGCGCGGCAGGCACCTTGCGCTGCCTGCTGGCTGCGGGCGTCACGGAGAAGTCGATCTCCTCCGGCAACTCGCGCATGATGCGCTCGTAGGCGTTCTTGGCCTGAGCGACTGTCGCGTTCTTCGGCAGCACGCGGCGCAGGGCGCGGACGGCATCATCACTGAGTTCGCCGACTTCTTTGGCCAGCTTGGTGATGATGCTCATCGTGCCTTCCTCTTATCGGCCAGACCGCCGTGCTTGTAGCGCTTCATGATCTCAATGAGATCGGGGTTCATGACGACGTAGTTCTCTGTGTCGCTGCCACCGGCGCGAGAACCTTGGTCAAGGTAGCGGATGCCCGGTATGCCGGAACCCGTCAGCAAGTCGGACATGGCAGCGTCGCGCACGTCAGAACGGAAACGCAGTTGGTGGTATATGTCTCCGCCGAGCGTCGGGTACTTCTCATCGGCGGGCATGTCGTTGAGTTGGTACTTCTGCAGGAGCGGCATCAGCGCCCGCAAGACCTCAGGCTGCTCGCTGAGAGGCTGGTCCCACGCCAACATGCGAGACGGATCGACATTCAAGTCAACCTGATACAGCGAGCCGGGCGCGCGCCACTGGCCTGCGACTTCCCGGTTAAACCAGTCGACAGCCTCCGGGCTGTACATGCTAGGATCGCGCTCAAGGTTCTGGCGGATGGCGAGGACGTCGCGCGCGTCCATCAAGTCGTCCAGCAGCGCCGTCCGGTCGTAAAAGCGTTGGGCCTCACCCACAGGCAGCGTATCGGCCGTGTTCATGAGGCGGTTGTAAACGGCGTAGACGTCCTCCCCGCCTATGCTCGGGTTAGTCGCAGCGGGCGGCAAGGTGCTATCGCGGTAGCCGCGAGCTACATTCGGCTCCTCGGCAAAGTAGAGCCCGCGCCCGTAGGCCTGCGCGCCCTCCCCCGTGCCGATCTTGTCCATGCGAAAGCGGCCAAGGCGGTACTCTTGCAGCGGATCGACATTCGCCGGAAGTGTGCGGATGCGGTCTTCCGTTGGGCTTTCGATAAAGTACTCTTCGCCAGTCTCGCGGTCACGGACCTTGAACTCCGGCCTGAACCGATGCTGCGTGCCGTGATAGGCTGTTACTTTGTCGGGTGCAGGCGCGGCTCTTGCGGGAACAGAGAGCGACGAGCGCTGGACCGGCGCGGTGTAGATCGGAACCTCTTCCGTCAGGTCGGGAAGTTCCCACTGCGCCTCGTCAGGAGTAGTGATTTTAAGACTTTGCGGGGCCTCAAGCGCGCCCATCTCCTCGGGCAGGTCGCGGAACACACCCTCGACGTAGTCGGCGTCGGCCAGCGGACGCGCCTCGGTCATGTAGCGCCGCGCACGCGCCGCGAGGTCCGAAGCGCCCTGCCGGACGCCTGCGGGCAGGCGGCGCAGCGCCGCGCCACCGAGACGGCCCGCCGCGCTGAACGCGGGGCCGAGGGCACCGGCGAGCGCCAGCGTCGTCGCGTCATCGCTCTGGAGGTCACCCTCGCCGTACACGTCGCCGCCCAGCGCGTCGGCCACGCCACGGACGCCCGCGCCATACAGTTCACGCAGGCCCAGCAACTCGTCGTCTACGGTGCGCAGCGTCTGCTCCGCGCCGGGCGACACGCGCCCGATGGCCGACAGGACGCGCTCAGGGGCGTTCTGGCGAGGCGCGCTGATCTGGGCCTGCGGCTTGACCCGAACGTTCAGGTTGCGAGGCTTGTCGCCCTTGCGCTTGGCCGTCGTCTTGCGGCCCGTGGCGCGCTGCGCGGCAGGCCCGATGCGAATGGCGAACGGGTTCAGTCCCTCGTCAGCAGGCGCACCGTCGAGGTAGAGCGTGCTGGTGACCTTGCGCTCGGCCATGTCTTACTGCCCACCATAGAACATCGGGTCGAACTGAAACTCGGACGGCGCGCCGATGCCGTAGCGGGCGCGCAGGTCTTCGATGTCCTCGGGCCGGTCGCGGACGCCCTGCAGCATCGGCGCGGTGGCCAGCGCCGCGAGGTACTCGGGCCGGTCGCGGATGATGTCGGCGGCGCGCATCGCGGCGGCCGGACGCTGGCCTGCGATGGCCGTGCCAAGCGCCTGCCGCACGCCGGGCGCATTGCCGAGGCCCATGGCAATGTTAATCGGCAGGGAGAGGGGCGCGCCTGCGACGCTGCTGGTGAGGCCGATGCCGCGCTCAACGCGGGACACGTCGCCCGGAGGGGCCTTGCCGAGGGCCTCGATGCCTGCCTCGGCCAGCCGCTGGCCGCGTGCCTCGCCGCGCACGAAGGCCCGGCTGCGCGCGCTGGTGTCGCCCTTGCGCGCGGCGGCCAGTGCCTGCTGCGGCGTGAACTCGCCCGGCGCGTTGCCGAGATTGCGCGCGGCCTCCTCGGCGCGGGTCAGGATGGCGTAGCCACGGTCAGCCCGGTCCATCAGGTCGACGGCCTCGGGCGGCGAGTGCCGACGGGCGTTGTCGTCGAGGATGCGCTGCAGTTCGGCCACGCCGTCGGCCATCTCCGCGTTCTGCTGCTTGGAGAAGGCGGCGCGGCGCTTGCCGAGGAGGCTCACGAGCGACTTGTATTTGTCGCCGCTGATACCCTGACCGGCGGGCGTGTCGATCTTGCGCTGGACGGTGCCCTCAAGCAGCTTGCGCAGGCGCGAGGCGGCCTCCTCGGAAAACTCGTCGCTGTCGAGGCGCTGGCGGAACGCCATGAGGTCGTTACGCAGCGGGGCGTCGGGCACCATCTGCATCTGCGACCGAGCAGCCTCGTAGGCGTCGTTGAACGCCTTCTGGGCCACTTCCATGCGCTTGGTCGGCTTCAGTCCCTTAGGCACTTCCACGCCGATGTTCCGCAGCGCGTCATCGAGGTAGGCCTCTTGGAACTGCTCGAAGGCCTGCCGCTGCGCCCGCAGGGCGACGTCACCACCGCCGGGCAGGACACCCGCGAGGCCCGCCTCCAGCTCAGGCGCGCCGAGCGTCTGGCCGAGGGACATGTCGCGCACGCCCGCCTCGCGCAGCATGCGGACGCTCTCCGGCGTGCGGGGCGACAGCACACGGGCGGTCGCGCCCGGCACCGCGCCGCCTGCGAGGCCGAGGCCAGCACCCATCGCCGCGCCGGTGATGCGCGAGCCGGGGGCCGCCTCGCCCGCGCCGGTGATCGCCCCGAGGGCAGTCTCGCCCAGCATGGCCGCGCGCGTCGCCGAGAGGCCGGGCGCGAGCATCTGCGCGCCGCGCACGGCGGGGATGGATGCCATCATGCCGCCAGCGATCTCGCCGAGGGTGGAGGCGATGGGACTTTCGGTCTGCGAGTACTGCCGGGCGAAGCGGGCGCGCTCCTCGGCCTCAGGGCCGCCCATCAGGCCAGCCAGTTCGTCAGTCATGCCGCCGGTCAGCGCGCTGCCCGCGCCGATGGCGTAGGCCCCGACGGGACTTTCGCCGACAGCGCCGATGATCTGCTCGGAGACGGGGCGCGTGCTCTCGCCGGGCACGATCTGCGCGCCCTTGCCGCCCGCGTCGCGGTAGCGGATGGCAGCGTCGAGCTGGTCCTGCGGGACAGGGCGTCCAAGCTCCTGCGCGAGGGCGTTCATCTCGGCTTGGCTGGCACCGGCGTCGAAGGCCTGCTGCAGCCGCGCGGCGATGCGCTTGTCCTCCTCGGAGACGTACTTGTCGCCCGCACCGGCGCGCAGTTCCGTGGTCGCCTCCTGCGCGGTTGCGGGTGCCTCCCCGGCGCGCGGCGCGGGGCGCTTAGGCTCAAAGCCGGGTATCGCATCGGCAGGCAGCGGGTTGCCGGTGCGCATCTTGTAGCTCGTCTGCAGCAGGTCAGGCGTGCCGCCCAGCCGCTTGTAGATGGGCAGGAAGGCGTCCATGACGACGTTCATGCTGCGCTGGAACTCCTCGTCAGTCTGAGACTGCGAGAGGTCGGCCAGCGACGTGCGCATCAATTCGATGTCGGTGTTCGACACGGGGGTGAGCGCGGTGCCCGCCGCCTTCAATTCCGAAAGCGTGTCGATGGCGGTCTTGCTGCCGATGGTCTTCAACAGACCGGCCACGTTGGCGGCCTCTGTGGCGCCAAGGTCGGCCGCAGTTTCCGCACCAAAGCCGGTGGCGAACCACTCGTCGCGCGACTTGCCCTTGGCAGCGGCGGCTGCCGCAATGGTGCGTGCGAGGCCTGCGACAACGCTGCTCTCAGCCGCTGCGGCATCTTGCGACTTCCGCTGCCGGTCAGCCTCTTCAGACTTGGCCTTCTCGACGTTGTACTCGACTAGCCGCGCCTCACCCTCGGCCTTGCGGATTTCAGCCGGGGTCAGGCCGCGCGTGCGGGCCGCGCTTGCCTCCGTCGATGCCGTCGAGGCGGCAGTCGCGCGCTCGCGCGGGGACGGACCCGTAGGCGCTGCGTAATCTTCCCAAGGACCGGCCATCAGCGCACCTTTTGCCAGCTAGATTGTGAGGCAGGGTCGCCGCCCATGTAGCGGTAGCCCTGACGGACCTCGCCGACCTTCGGAGGCGGCGAGGTGATAGGCTCGTTGGTCTCCATGTCGACCAGCGCGCCGGTAATCGGGTTGAAGCCCGTGCGCCGCTTGGCGGGCTGCTCGGCTTCCAACTCGGCGCGCAGTGCATCGCGGCGCGCCTTGAGGATGTCCATCTTGCCCTCGAACTCGCCGGTCTGGTAGCTCTCCTGCAGGCGGGCGAGGGCCTCGGCGCGCTTCATCTGCGCCATCTCGCGCTGCTCGCCGATCTGGCCGAGGGCATTGGAGACGTTCTGCATGGTACCCGCGAAGCCCTTGAACTTGCGCGGCGCGAGCAGGGCGCGCGACAGCGCGAAGAGCTGGCTCGAGGTCGACGGCCCGGCATACATCTCGTTGATGCGCTGCTGGCCGCTCTCGAACTGCTGCTTGCGCAAAGCTGGCAGCCCCTCGTAGAGGCCCATCAGCTCCTCGTCGGCGGCGCGGAGGCGGTCCCGCGTTGAGGGGGTCTGATTTGCGGCAGTCGCGGCGTTCAGGCCGCCAGCGGGAGTGTCCATGGGCGTCGTACCTTGTTCGGGCGGCACATTAGCACGGGCGGGCGCTCCCGTCACCATCGGGCGCGCGGCGAGCGCAGGATTGACCGCGCTGGGCGGAACTCCGGCCTCGTCGATGACCGTGCCGAAGTCGCGCGCGATCTGCACGGCGTTCTCGTAGCCCTGCTTGGCGATCAGGTCGGCCCATTCGGCCTGCGTCATGCGTTGGTAGCCCATATCTTACAACCCGAACAGCTTGCCGAGGGCGCTGCCCGCCTTGGCATCGGCGAGGATACCCCCCAGCCCCGTCAGCGCGCCGCCGATGGTCGCCGCCGTGCTGGGCTTGTATTCCTGCTGGTAGCCCAGCGGGACGATGCCGTACTCCTGCGAGGCGGTTGGCACCGCCCCGGCAGTGCCCTTGAACGTCGCCATCGCGTTGTTGATCTGCTCTTGGTTGTAGCCCTGCTGGCGCAGGAAGTCGCCGTAGGCGAGGTCGAGGTTCTTCTGCGCCTGAGCCTGCTGCTGCGCGCCGACGCCCTGCATGGCCTCCGCGCCCCGGAGGCCGAGGGTCTGCGCGGTCCCTGCGAGGGCGCCAAGCTGCTCCGCCGCGCCAAGCTGGCGGGTGATGTCCTCGCCGCCGATGGCGCCGATCTGCGAGCCGATGTCGGTGAGCGTGCGCTGCTGCTGGTTGGTGAGGGTGCCGTAGGTCTGCCCGATGTCGGCCATCTGGCGGCCAGCCTGCGCCAGCGCGCCCTGCTGCTGGGTGCCGAGTGCGCCCGCCGTCGAGGCGAGCTGCGCCTGCCGCGCGAGGTCGCCAGCCGACAGTTCCGCCGCCTGACCGTAGCCCTGCTGGAGGGCCTGCGTCTGCTGCGCGAGGGCGGCCTCCTGCGTGTCGCGGATGGCGCGGGCGGTGTCGGTCATCATGCCCGAGGGCGTCCCGGCGCCGTCGCGACCGCCGTAGCCAAGCTGGCCAGCGGCGATGTAGCGGCCCTCGATGCCGGGCATGATGTTCTCAGACAGGTTGCGCTGGGCGAGCTGCCCGATGCGGTTGACCACCTGCTCCGTGTAGGGGTTCATGTACTGGCCGATGTTGGCAACGCTCGTCTGCCCGGCTTGGCCGAGGAACGGCTGCGCGGCCTGCATGCCCAGCGCCTGCGTGCTCTGGCCGGTGAGCTGCGCGCCCTGCTGCAGGCCCGGAGTGGCCGCCGTGACACCGCTCATGCCTGCCGCCTGCCCGAAGTAGGGCTGCGCGCCGCCCAGCGCGTTCTGGCCCATGAGGTTCTGCGTCGCGCCGGTCGCCGCCTGCAGGCCGGGCTGGTAGGCCGTGGCGGCAGGCCCCGTCATGGCGAAGCCCTGCTGCTGCGCGGGCGAGAACTCGGCGACGCGCGGACCCTGATAGGTCTCGTAGGGCCGGTTCAGGAGCGCCTGCTGGTTGGACAGCAGTTGCATGGCGTAGTTGCTGTACCACTCGGGCAGGACAGTCTCGCTCTGCGTCGCCTTCAGGGCCGAGCCGGAGGGTATCTTGGCACCCTCAGTCAGGAAGGAGGAGATGTCGACCATTAGCGGCGGCCTTTCTTGAGGTACTGTTCGGGCTTCTTCGCGTTGTCGCTGAACTTGCCCTTGGAGAGCGCGCGGCCCTTGTGCTTGCGGATGTTGACGCGGAACTTGTCGAGCGCGTCAGCGCCCGCCTTGGTCGAGCCGTTGCCGAGCATGGCCACGGTCTCCGCGTCGATGACGTACTCGCCGTCGGAGAGCATCGCCGGTATCTTGTCGTCGCGCCCGTCGCCGGGGCCGCCGACAGCGTAGCCGCCCTCGGCCATGTTTTCGAGGCCCTTAAACGGCACCTCGTAGCCGGTGTAGGCCGTGCTGGTGTTGCGCGGCCCGGCGGGGATGTTGCTGCGGAACGACTGCTCGGGGCCGTAGCCGTAGCGGTAATAGTCCTGCGTGCTGGCGAGGCCCTGACCGCCGAGGTCGGCAGCCGTGCGCGGCCCGGCACCGGCAGCGAGGCCGGGCATGCTAGGAGCCGGAAGCGGCTTGTTGAAAGTCGAGGAGCCAGTGCCGCCGAAGAGACCGGCGGGGATTGTGCCCTGCTTCGCGCCGGAACCACCGCCGCCAAACAGGTCGCCGACAAGGCCGAGGCCAAGGCCGCCGAGGCGCAGGTAGTTGACGATGTCGTCGAGCGTGGTGTTCTTGTCATCGAGAGCCTTGTCGAAGTCCTTCTCCAAGGCCGTCGTGTCAGTCGCACCACCGGGCAGCAGCGACGGCAGCGCCCCCGCAACGCCAGCGCCGAGGTTCACAGGCGGTTGCTTGGGCGCGGCGGTAACCGTAAGGTCGCCGGGCGCGGCAGGAGCACCGCCGACATTGATAGGCAGCCGGGTCGTGCCGAGGTTGGGAGCAACCCCGCGATTGGCGGCGGTAACGAGGAGGTCACCGAGGCCGCCAGCCGCACCAGCGCCTGCGTTGCCCAGCGCGCCTCCCAGACCTTGAGCCGCCTCCTTGGCCGCCATGTCGGCTGCGATGCCGCTGACGTCTTTGCCGACGAGAGTGCCATCTGGCGTCTTCGGCCCCAGCAACTCACCGCCGAGGAACGACAGGCCACCAGCAGCAACGCCGCCGAGCAGCGCGTTCTTCAGGTTCTGGCCGGTGGCGAGGCCACCCGCCGTCGTGCCGAGGCCGGTGCCAAGAGCGGTCGCGGCATTAGCACCGAGGCCCGCTCCTTGGAGCGCAGGCCCCAGCAACTGGCCGCCCGCAGCCGACAGGCCGCCCATGACCGCGCCCTTGAGCGGGTCGCGCCCGGCGAGAGCGGCACCTGCGCCACCCGCAAGCGCGGTGGTGGCGATGGGGCCGAGGAACTGCAGGCCGGGGATCAGGGCGGTGGCGATGGGCAGCGCCGTGCCGACAACCTTGCCGATCTTCGACAGCGTGCTCTTCGCCGGGTCATCATCAGCCACGCGGCTCCACTGGCCGGTGGCGGGGTCGAGCATCTCGACGCCCCAGTTGGCCTTCTTGCCCTTGGTGGCGGACAAGTCCTGCGCCATGGAGTAGACGTTCTTCAGGCCCTCTTCGCCCGCGCCCGTGTAGAGGACGCGGTCCTTGCCCTTCTCGTTGATGAAGCGATACTGCGCGTTCGGGTCGAGCGGCACGAAACCGGTGGACGTCTCCGTTGCGCCCTTCTTGCCGATCTCTTTGGCCTTGATGCTGGCGGGGTTGCCCTTGTTCGTGACGAACTGCAGTCCCGACAGGCCGTCCATCTGCGCCAGTTGGACGCTCAGGGGGTCGAGGCCGCTCGTCGGCCGCGCGTACTGCGGCTTCGTCCCCTGCCACGCCGCCGGGCGGCTACCGAGGCCCACGGGCGCTACCGCAGGAACGTTGGTTGCCGCAGCCAGAGCCGTCGGCTCCTCGGAGTACGCGCGAGGTGCAATGCCGCTATAGAGGCTGTTTGTCATACCGGGAACGTAGAAAGCAACCATCAACCCGCACCTTCAAGCATCGGAAATACGCGAACGGCCCATTCGCGCCAGTCCGAAAACTGATAAGGATCAGGGAGGACGCGCTGCGCAAAGTCCGGCGCGCGTACAAGTCCTACCGCCCAGTCCTGCCACTGAGCCTCCGGGCCAGCTCGCCCGAATGCCCAGTTGTCATTGAGGTTCAATATAGCAGCATCCGCCCACTGCTGCCAAGTCATGGTTAGCGGATTTACCGCGCCGCGTGACATTAGCCGAGGACCGTGCCGTCGCCGGGCTGGACGTGTGCCAGCACCAAGCCCATCTGGTAATCTCCGCCGATGCAGTTGCTCTCGAAGCGGAAGCGTAGTTCACGCCGCTGCGTCTTGAAGAATACGACTTGCTCTTGCGGCGTCGAGGCGTCCTCGGGGATCGTCATGATGTCGCCGTTGACCTCCTGCGCGCGGGCGTTGGCGCGGCCACGCACCTGCACCGTCAGCGGCCCAGACTGCACGAAGTCCGGCTCGAGCAAGAGAACTTGCAGGGCGTTGTTCTTCTGCGACGTCACGGGCAGCGACAGGTCCGCCGTCTCGAAGTAGCTCTGCACTGGGTTCTCGTCGATGCCGTCGATCTCGTCGGTGCCGACCTCATGCACCCAGAACTTGTAGCGCGGCTCGCCGCTCTCCTCCGTGACGCGGTAGTCTACGCCGTCCTCGGTGACGCGGATGTCGCCGCCACTCTCAACGATGCGCGTGTCGTCGCCGAGCAGGTACGGCTCGCTGCCTGCCATCAGCGGCTTGCGGAAGACCGCCGGGAAAACACCCGCGCTGCGCCCGTTATTGGGGAGCGCCGTGTCATACCACGTGTTTTCACGGACATTGAGGATGATGGCGTGGTTCGGCTCGGTGCTGGTGCCCTTGGGGAAACACCACCAGATTTCACCGTAGCGCGGCACCTTCATCGCGAACACCTTCTGGCGGTAGGCCATGTTGATGTTGTCGAAGAAGAAGTTCTGGTTCATGTTGTTCTCGATCTCGCGAACAACGCCGTTGAACATCAGGAAGCGGTCGGTGCCGATCCAGTAGAAGATGCCGTCGTACTCAATGACGCAGGCCGCCGACATGATCGACGTCTGCGAGCTGATGGTGTCGAACTGAAACACCGCCGTGCTGCCGACGTAGCTGCCACGGATCAGGGCGTCCGCCGACCAGAACAGGCCCGAGGGGCTGTTGCCGGGACCGCCGCGCAGGGGCATGCCCCGGACGATCTTCTGCCCCGTCACGTAGGCGTTGCCCGCCCCGCTGCCCGTGAAGTCGTCCGGGGCGTTCGGCACGGACCACGCGACGTAGCCGTCATTGCCGAACGCGAATGTGTAGGGCGGCAGCGTGACGACGCCGCCCGTGCAACTGAAGTTCGCAGGCACGGCGGTGACGCGCGTCAGCACGCCCGTGCCGAGCAGGTCGCCGACGAACAGCTCGCCGCCCGTGCTGTTGCAGATGCAGTTGAGGTTCGGCGCGACCTGCGCGACGAGTTGGTTGCCGTTCGTGGTGTCGTAGGACACGTCGAACTGCCACATGTTTGCGGCGCTGGCAGTGAAGCTGCTGGTCGGCGTGCGGTCGGTGATGACGCTCGTGTTGTACGTGCCGTCGATGTAGAAGCGCTCGACCTTGTTGGCAGAGCCGCCGTGGATGTACGTCAGGTTGTCCTGCGTGTACTCGAGGAGGGTGCGGACCTGCCCCTCAAGATACTTGTTGATAGAGCGGTAGCCGCCCATCTTGCGCGGCAGGCCGCGCTGGAAGCGGCACCACTGACCGTCAACGTAGGCGTCGCCCTCAAACTTGGTGCCGTCCCGCTTGATACCGGGCTGCGACCTGATCTGGACAATGGTCTCGGCCATCAGAGGTCACCCGTATTAGTAGAGGGGAACGAGCGCGAGGTGCCGGGGTAGATGATGCGGACAGCGCCCTGCGCGCCAGCGCCGCCCGTGCCGGATGAATTGGTGGTATACCAACCCCCGCCGCCGCCGCCGCCATAGAGGCCCCCGGTAGGCTGCGTGCTTATGCCACCAGCGCTGCCACTAGCGCCTCCGCTCCCCCCACCTCCGGCGGTTGGGAACGCGCCACCACTGGCCCCCGCTGTGCCCGAGGTGCCCTCTCCGAGAAGGCCCACGCCGCCGCCCGATGCGCCGTTATATCCCGCAGTGAAAGGCGGCGTCCCGCTGGGCACATCAATGACGCTGGCGGCTCGGCCACCGCCACCACCACCGCCGCCAGAACCTGCGGTGGGGGAGGTATTGCCCCCCGCACCTCCGTTGCCAGAATACCCGCCCGCACCGCCGCCGCCGCCGGAGTCGTAGGTGCTCCCGTAAGCCCCTGTGACAGTAAGCGACGCGCCGCCTGCTCCACCGTCGCCGCCTCCGACACCGCCGCCGGTAGCGCTGACCGATGAAATGAGGGTAGTAGCGCCGCGCCGTACTGCACTGGCACTGCCGCTGGAACCTTGCGAGGTTGACGAGGTCGCCGTGTTTGCGCCCGCGCCGCCAGCGCCTACGTCTACCGTAAGCGTCTCGCCGGGTGTGACGCTGATATTGTTGAGATACCGCAGACTACCACCGCTGCCACCGCCGCGCGCGCCGCCGTTACCGCCGCTAACGCAAACGACGGAGATCGAAGTCACGCCAGCGGGAACGACCCAGCTAGTGCTGCCAACGGTGGTGAATGCCTGCTGACCGACGGGGCCGCCTATGCCTCCCGACCCCGCCATGGCGCACATGACGCCAGTCATCAGCTTACGTTCCCGCTGACCACCCAAGTCGTCGAGGCGACCTTGACGCAGGTGGCGAGGCCGTAGGCCGCCAGTGTCCGAGAGCCGGTGTTAGTGCTGCCAGCCAGCCGCAGCGTGTCGGTGGTGATGGAGATCGTCTGGCTGGAGCCGCTGTTGTTGAACAGCACGATGGCGGTGCCCACCGGGAAAGCCACAGAGCCGTTGGCGGGGACGACGAAGCCGCCCGTCGTGTTGCTGACGTGCTTGCCAGCGTCGGCCAGCGCCAGCGTGTACGCGCCGGTCTGTGCGTTCTGCGGGAGACCCCGGAAGCCGAGGCTGTCTGCCGCGATGGTGCCGGTCGCCGTAATCGTGACGTCCTGATCCAGCGCCGTGATGTCGGTGTTCGCACCCGACGCGGCGGCGCTGATCGCCGAGCGGAACGTTGCCGCGTCAAGAGCGCTGACGGTGTTGTCGGCGTTCATGCGCAGGAACGTGATCGCGCCGGGGTTCGTCAGGGTGAAGATGTTCGCCCCGACGGTAGTCGCGCCGAGGTTAGACCGGGCGGTGGCGGCGTCGCTGGCACCCGTGCCGCCGTTGGCAACGGGCAGCGTGCCGCTGACGTCGGTCGTCAGGACGACCTTGCCCCACGCCGGGGCTACGCCGACGCCACCGGAGCGCAGTACGTTGCCGACCGCGACGTCTGACAGCTTGGCAAGCGTCGTGGCGCTGTTGGCGTACAGCAGGTCGCCGATGGTGTAGCTGGTGATGCCCGTGCCGCCGTCCGTGACGCCGACCGGCAGCGAGATGGTCGCCGTGTCGGCGTCGACCACGTTGGTGCCGTTGCAGTAGTAAATGCCGCGCGTGCCTTGGCCGACGCCGACAGGCGTGCCACCGCTGGTCTGCAGGTAGAAGTTGTAGGCCCCGGTCGTAGCGTTGTCGACCCAGTACTGCTGGACCGTCGCGGGGACGACAACGTACTGGTCGGCCGACAGCGTGCCGACGAACTTGTAGGCGATGCGGTTCAACTCGCTGCCCGTGAGCGTGTAGGTGCCGCCCGTGACGCT